CTTGCCTCCATCCCTGCGAGGGGTGCGGTGGACATCGATGTGGCGGTCAACTTCGAGGCTACCTATGAGATTCGATGTAAAACCGAGCCTACCATGGCAGAGATAACGGAGTAATGAAAGCAATCCTCTTATACCTCTGGCAACTGCCGCAAAACCTTCTCGGTCTGCTTTTCCTCCTCTTCATCAAAGGGGAGGAGAGGCACACCTTGGCAGGTATCTCGTTCTACTTTTCTGACTCATTTCCTGGTGGCATATCACTCGGACAATACATCATCTTGGGAGAATACTATAAAGAAGATGTAAAACATGAATTCGGTCACAGTATTCAATCAAAGAAGTGGGGTTGGCTATATCTTCCCGTTGTGGGATTGTGTAGCCTCACTTGGGCGGGGTTATACGGAACTCTCATAAAGGAGACGCATAACGGTTATTATAAGTGTTGGACAGAAAGGAATGCCGATAAACTCGGCGGCGTAAAAAGGAGGTAATACTATGGAATTGATTAAATGGTGGAAGGACAAGACCTTCCTGACAATACTTGCAGTTGCCTTGCTGACAATGGTGGTTGCTTTCCTCTTGGCTTACTTCATAGACTGGGGATGGGTGCTGTCTATTGTGGTTGCATGCCTTGGTGGGTATGCCATAAGGAAGGTGATTGTTAAGAAATTGGATGAATTAGCAAATAGATAATTATGGACAACAATAGTGTATTTATTGGAACTGAGTTAAAACTCAATCTTCACATTGAGCCTATAAATAATATTACAATGGATGATTTTGACTTTGAGGTAGAGGTATTCACTTCTACAAAGAAGGTTGCGACCATTACAAAGGCTGAATGTAAAAGAGAGGATGAGAGCAACTACATCATGTTTATAGATACAGATGAGCTGGGTGTTGGTGAGATCAAATGTAAAGTGACCGCACATATTCCTGATGCAGATTTCGTTGATGATGGTTTCAGAGACGAGGTATTAGGAATAAACACTGGAATATTCGTAACTAAGGATTATGAGTAATATATGTTTGAGTGGTTCTGTTACCAATAGAACCACTCACATCAATGGAGCCAATGTATCAAGATTAGGCTCATCTATCATTGCTGACACTACCAACGAGACTGCAGAAAGATTGAATGCTAATGTCAGCATGTTGAATGATAAGATTACTGCTGTGGTAAGTAGTCTTCACAGCAATATGGTTGTTTCTGTTGTAAACAAAAGTAGCAGGATGCATGCAACCATATCTCCAGTATGTACGATAGGAACAACAACAAATGGTTTAATATTCAGAGTAATAGAAGGCAATTTGATATTATCTGATAGTAGGATTTTAACTGTTAAAAAAGATGGAGTATTACGATAGTAAATTTAGTGGAGAAGAGTTAGAGAGGAGACTTGACTTGATAGTTGAGTTAGATGGGAAAGTTGCTTCTCATAACAAAGAAATACAGATGTTCTGCATAGAGCCTGTCACAGTTATTGTGGGAGGTGTTGAAACTATTTGCGAGGCGGGTAAATACTCTACTGTGTTTGTAGGAGATGAGGAGTTTGAGATAATACCTACTTCAAACAATAGTATCAAAATCTTGTCAGGATATCCTATACCACTTACATGGTACGATTGGCTTGATGGTGTCGATGTGTTCCAAAACATCATTTTTGATATGAATGAATTGGAGACTTATGGTAAGTGGATTCAATATAATCAAGGTGCATACCATGTTCAAAAGGCGCAGTATTCTAATTGTATCTTCTGGAGTGATATGCCTTATACTCACAATCCATTTGAAGCAAGAACGAACTACACCATATATCATTCTGCAGAATTGCCGTTGTGCTACTCAACAATTCCAGAGAACACATATAAGCCATTCTATTGTGCTTACGGAGTAACTAATGACCCGAACTGGGCTAATCCTGACTATGTAAATAGTTATGCTGCAGTAAGTGGTGCTACGCAGACATTCTCATATTATGGAGCAACCGCTATTGGTATCTTCAATATGAATGTAGATGTCATCGCTTTACCAAAGGATTGTAGGGGGTTGATGTTCTACTCTCCTGCAATTCAGCATGCAGGTATCTTCGATGCTACAAAGACAACAAACTTCGGAGCAAAGAAAGGTTCTTGGCAAGAAGCATTTGGATATTGTACAGGATTGACCACTCTTTATATAAAGAACCTCAAGGCTTCTATCAATGTATCATGGTCTCCATTAAGTCTCGCCTCTCTATCATATATTATTGAGAATGCCATAAACACAACTGCCATAACAATCTCATTGTCCCCATACACTTGGTATAGACTTACAGATGAGATTAGGACTGCAGCCACAGCGAAGAATATTACTCTTGCCTTGATATCAACCAACTATGCCGATGATAGCAGGTGGGCTACCAAGCAAGACACAATCAGCGATATAGCAACAATCAGAAGTGGTGCCGCATTAGGTGCTACAGCTCTTCAAAGTATTCCAGAAGAGTATGTGACGGAGACAGAACTTTCAGGGAAAGGTTATGCCACACAAGGCGAGTTGTCTTCAAAGGTAGACAAGGTTACAGGCAAGCAGCTTTCTACAGAGGACTTCACTACCCTATTGAAGGAGAAGTTGGAGTCTTTGAACAACTATGATGATACTGGTATCAGTCAGGCTGTTCTCAATCTTCAGACGCAGTTGAACACATTGCTCAATGGTGATTCTTCATCAGCAATTGAGAACTTCAATGAGATCGTAGATTTCTTGGATAATATTGAGGATAGTGATAGTCTTGATTCAATCATAGCTGGTATAGAACAGCAGATTGCAGCAAAGCAAGATGTGATAGATGACCTTGATACCATAAGGAATAATGCTTCTACCGCATTGACAAATGCTGCAGCAGCAAGAAATGAAACTGCTACCCTCATTGGTATTGTTGATGGTAAGCAAGATGAGATTGATGATTTAAGCACAATCAGAACGAATGCAGCTAATGGAAATATTGCATATAGTTGGGGTACTCATGTAGGCAGGTATATTCCTATCACAGGTGCTAGCACTATTAAAGGACAGCTCACACCCGAAGCTGATGCTCAATATAATTTAGGTATAACCACTAATAGGTGGAAAGATGTTCATGCTATTACTGTCAATGCTGATAACATCTACAAGACTTCTGATGAGAGACTCAAGGTGTTTGAGAATGATGTAGAAGTTGATTTCTCTGCATTAAAGAACATCCCAAAGAAATACTTTATTTGGAAAGATGGGCACGGTGGTAGGCAGATTGGTGTATCAGCGCAAGAAGTACAGAAGATATACCCAGAATTGGTGAATACAAATGAGAAGGGATCCCTTTCGGTTGATTATGAAAGTATGCTTACCGTTGCTTTAAAGGCAATAGACCTTCTTAATCAAAGGGTTGAAACACTTGAAAAGATGTTGAGAAATGAGTAAGGAGATTGCTTCATACAATGACCTTTCATCCATTACTGGTATCAGTGTAGATGGTGTCAATCTGCAGGAATGTCCCAGTAAGGCTGACATAGAGAGCCATTTGGAATCTGGATATATATTGCAATTGGCAGACACTTATGCTGACAATGAGTTAGTTTGCAAAGTAGATGTGAGTGTAGTATTCAAATGGCCGACAATATTGTTCAGTCTATACGATGCTCCTGGTGCTGTGTCTGCTCAGATATGTCACTCTGCATCTGAATTCATAGGAGATACTGTGGATAAGTGGGAAACATTTTATAGAAACTCCACTCAAGATGTGGCAAAATTGAGTAGTGCTAATAAGTTTGTCCTTAGTGTCGGAAGTGAGAAGAGATGGTTGAGTGAGAACGATAATCAGACTTATTATATTCTGGTGAAGACAAGCACAACGTATTACTTGTATACATTGGTAATACCTTGGAGTGCTAGTTATAGACTTAATGACCCGGAGGTGTACGGTTATGACCATCAAGAGCCATTAGGAGGAAATAAAGTCAGGGAAATATATCCTGCTTAATGTGTTGTAATAATAAGAATTTAATATTAAATTTGTATAAATTTATAAACATATATTATGAGTAAAATTTTTAACAAAATTGTGCAACAATCTATTCCACCAGTTGATACTGGTATTTTATGGTATGATGGGCACAATCTTAAAATTTTTAAAGATGGTAAATGGACTGAAGCAGTTAAAGTGATGTCTGAATCAACTATGACTACTTTAATAGAAACTCTTGATAAACATGCTATGTCTATAGTAGAGTTTAGTCAAGATTCTGCCGCTAATTTAGAGTTGCTTGAAACTTTGGATTTAGTTACAAACTACATATGTAACTATAAACTTTCTGATAAAGAGATTATTCATGGAACATACTACAATGGTACTATTTCATCATTTTATAACAATGAAATAACTCTTTGGGATGTTAATTTTACTACAGGTGTTATTACTAAAAGATTTACAGTTGATTGTGAATTTATTGGTACAGAAGTAATCCTTGATGTGTGTTCTTCTGGAAGTGCTGAAGCTGATAAAAATCTTGAAAAACTCATATTAGCTTATACTCAACTTGGAGACCATTTTACTGTTAATATTGATGCTGGTATTGGTGTTGGAAAGTTTATTCCTGCAACAGGTGGTGAAGGTCATATTACTACAGCAGAAGGTGTTAATGTACATTATATATTTGGTACTGATGGTTCAGTAACTAAACAAAAAGAAATAGATTTAAATGCTATTCTTGCTGATTTAGATGGTAGAATAGCTGCATTAGAAACTGCTTAATAAGTATGAAAAGAAAGGTTGGCAAATTATATAACAAACCTATAGTTGAGGGTGACATTAATTTAGTTACTTCAAACGAAATACATAAAGATAATTTAATTACAACAAGTTCTAAAAAGGATAATATAGAATATTTCTTGTATTCTGAATTAGACGATTCTTCAAGATTATTTAATCTATGTACTGTATTTAAAGGGAGATTAGATAACGATATAACCATTGCTGATTTTACACCACTATCAGCACAGTCTATAACTGGTGTTTTTAAAATTATTGCTTTTGGTGTTGATTTATCAGATAAGGTAATTCAAACAAGCAATGGTGAAACTCTTGAAATTTCATTTATGGAAATTCTTACAGGTATGGGAATTACTGAAAGTAGTATAAAATCTTTACCTAGGATTTCTGAAAAAGAATTTTACACCATTTAATATTATTAGAAATGAAAAGAAGAATTAAGACAATTAACAATAAAAGATTAGTAATGGGGGGGGTATAAATAACCTTACTTCTAATGAAATATTAGTAGAACAAAAAGGTGATACTATCAGTTTGAAAGAAAGAGTTAATGGTGAGATTAAGGAAGTTAGTAGTGGAAATAGTGGAGGAGGCGGTGGCTCTGCGAGTTCGTGGAGATACTTTGATGTGAGCAGGCTCGACAATAGTATGAAACCGATAACTATGCCTTTCATTGTTAAGGCTGTGAGAGAGAGTGATAAAATAATAGTTTCGCCAACAGGAATACCTGATTGGACTATAGTTACAGCATTTGGTGTGGATGATAGCCCTAAATTGTCTTTTCCAAATACTGGTATTACATCGTGGAGTGAAACTATGGCAGCCGAAGGCTTAACTCCCGAAGTTATGGCACAAATTGGCATCGTTGAAATCACAGAAGAACAATTTTACAATTTAAACAATTAATCAATTATGAAAAGAAAAATAGGAGAAATATACAATAAACCAATTGTAGAAGGTGATAAGAATTTAGTTACTAAGAATGAAGTTCATAAGAGTGAGTTGAGTGGTGGTGAAGGTCAAGAAAATTCAATGGGTGATGATATACTTTGGTATGCAAATCTGTATTTGGGATATCCTACTGTTAATTTAACTAAGGAAACAGTATTATCGGGTAATCCTGATTCCGAATTAGAGTTTTCACAAATATTTAGATCTGATGTTTTAGGAACACCAGCCAATTGGAACTATATCTTAACAAACTTAAAGATACACGATTATAACTTTGAGAAATTAGAGTTTGTACACGCTAAATCTAATATAAAAGTAGAATGTGAAATGTCTAATAGCGAAAAAGAGATTTTTAATCTAGGAAAGTCTTTTATAAGCAAGGACGGTTCCGCACTTAACGCACCATCTCCATTTGTTACCGACAATGGATTTGGAGTATCGGTTGATGAAATATTAAAAGTTACAAGTGTTATTACAAATACTAAAAAATTTGATATTATTTTTGATGAATAATAGTAAATTATGATTTCTATAGTAATTTCAGCATATAATACCTCTAGTACTATTGAAAGAACTATCAAAAGTGTCTTATCACAATCTTATGAAAATTGGGAAATGATAATTATCAATGATTGTTCATTTGATAATACTCTTGAGATAGTTAAAGAGTATGCAAATAAAGACAAAAGAATTAAAGTATTATCTCATCACGAAAATAAAGGAGCGGGTTTAGCAAGAAGAACCGGAATAGAGAACATTACTGGGGAATACACAATTTTTCTAGACTCGGATGATTATTTGAAAGAAGACTGTTTGGAAGTATTATATAATACCGCTGTTAACAACAATGTTGATATAGTATCTCCAGGATACATTGTAACAGACCTTTTTGGTAATATATTAGAAACAAAAATACCAGAGAAAAAACTTTATGTGGGAGATAATAAATTTAGTCCTAATAAAGAGGAAACTAAAAGGTTTATGAATCCAATGCTTATTAAAAGCAGTTTATGGAACAATGTAACTTATAGTTCTAGAAGGTTTTTAGAAGATATACCAACCCTAGTGCAATTATTATATTACGCTAATGGTGTTTTAACTTTAGATTATGCTGGATATTATTATGTGCAAAACCCAACAAGTTTAATACACTCTTCTTCTCAAATAAAACATGATATATTTAGACTATTGTGTATAAAAGATGTAACTGCATTCTTTAATAATAAAGGAGAGAATTTATCTAATAATAATTTTTTAAAAGAGTATAATTCTTTATTAGAAAAAGATATTGAAGAAGACGAGTATATTAAGTATAAAAATGAATTAGATGAACTTTATACTTATTATTTAAGTGTTGTTACTAATTAAAATTTTGACAATTAAAAATTATTAATTATATTTGCGATTATATTTAAATAAATTATGGCAAAAACAAAAATTAAAAAGAGAATAACTAATAGTACTAAAACAGCTTTAGTACCAAGAGGTGTTAGACCTCCAACAGCTGGATATAGAGCTAATGGTAAAATAATGAAATGTGGTGGAAAGAAATAAAACCTTATATAAGGTAGAATTATTGATATTAAAAATCCTGCCTGTAATATTGGCAGGATTTTACTTTATTGGTACAACACTATCTTTATTTGATATTGATGTAACAATAATTACATATTTATCAGGAATGTCTTTAATACCTTTATTATTTATGTATTTATCATCTTATGTATTTCAATTTTGTGAGTATCATAGGATGTTTTTACACTATATACTGTTTAATATAATAGCTAATTGTATAGATTGGTATATAGGTATACCTTTAAGTAATAAAGAGTATTTTAGTGTATTTTTGATAATAACTTGTATATTTTTGTTTGTAATATTATATTTATATTTGAAGAGTAGAAGAGATGAAAAATTTAATAAACGAGATTCTTGATAAACCATTAAAGGACACTCTTGGTAATTCTAATCTATCTGGAGATGAAATGTTAGAAGTAGTAGAATCTATGCTTTCTTTAAAAGATACTTTAGATAGAAATAATGCTAAGAAAGAAACTTTTAATAGAACTACAGCTGCTAAATATTTAAGAATCAGTGATTCTTCTTTTAGAAATAAAGTGTTATCAGGAGAATTACCTGAAGGTATTAAAGTTGTAGGTCAAGGTAAAGTGTGGTTTAAAGAGGCTTTAGATAATTACATTAAAACCTATGCTAACAAAAAGAAGAATTAAAATACCTATTTTTAATTACTTAATGTTTGTATATGTGTTTGATAAGTGGGAAGATTTGAAAAATAATATTCCAGATGAAATGTACAATCTACCAAATTGTAATGGTATTACTATTGACTACGATACTTATTGTGTAGTGTGTGTTCCATCAAATTTAAAACGCAAGTCTACATTAAGTCATGAATCTGGTCATGTTAAGAATCTTATATGGAAGTATATAGGATATACTCCTATGAGAGACAATGATGAAGTAGACCAGTATTTACAAAGTTATATCTTTGAGATTATTGAAAACGTCATAGAAAAACATTTAACAAAATAATGTTAGTTTTACCCTATATAGAATACTCTATATAGGGTATTTTGTTATAAATATGTTTGATTAATAATAGTCCATACCTTTGTGTTTGTAAGCTTACAAATAATATTACAAACAATTAAATTTAATTAATTATGGACATTATTGAGAAAGAGACAGTAAAGGAAGTTCCTGTTAGCTATTGGGAAAAGCATTATGGTTGTGGTACTCCTTATGGTTATGGTTGTGGTAATACTTGGGGTAATACTTGGAGTTCTCGCCCATTTATTCCTGCTAGTCGTGGTGTAGCTACTGGCGGATTAGTAACTGGAATTATTGGTACAGCTCTTGGTGCTGCTGCATTAGCTAGAACTGGTGGTCTTGGAGGATTCAACCTTTTTGGTGGTAATAGTCTTTCAACTCCTGAGAATGTAAACATTAATACTTTAGGTACTTCAGGTACAACTTGGGGTTGCCCTACAGCATTTGATGTTTGGGCTAAAGAGAGTTCTGATATCTTCAATGCACAAAAGGCACTTTATGACTATGCATTGTTAGACCAGAATCAAAGGTTTGCTGACCGTCAGACTTTAAATGCTGAATTATTTGGTGTTTATAAGTCACAGATAGATGCTGACTTTGGTTTGTATAAATCACAAAGAGATGCTAATGACCTTACTAACAATAGGATTACTAACGAAATTTTCAGTCTTTACAAAGAAACTCGTGATAAGGATGATGAAATTAAGAAAGAGCTTTGCGACCTTAAGGCTATGGTTGCTATCAACTCTGCTGTTAGACCTTACCAAGATAAGCTCATTCAGTGCGAAATTGACAAGGCGTTTACTGCTGGAATCAACTACACAGACAAGAAGACTTGCAATGTTCTCTACGGTCAAGTAGTATTACCTAATACTCCAGAAGTAACTGGTTTTGTTGGTGCTAATATGTGTGGTTGCCCTAGAATCATTACAGCTGCTGCCGCAGGTGCATAATTTAAATTAGTATAATATGATACCAGTTAGTCAGATTAACATAGGAGGAGACCCTTTATTAAATGCCCAAGGATTTAACATAGAAGAGCAGTTAAGACAACTTGAAATGCGTAAGCAAACCTTGGAGTCTATGAAACAACTGAACCCTCAAGCTATGCCTACTTCTGTTATATGGGATACTATTGATTCAGAAGTTAAAGTATTAACTAACGAACAACTACAGAAACTCTTTGAAAACGAAGATTATGTAAGAACCTATTCTCGAATACAAGAACTTGTGAATGCTGAAATCCTCAATTTAGTTAAACCTAGAATTGAGAGTACTGCTGAAGGTAAACAACTCTTACAAGAACAATTAAATCTTGTTAGAAAAATGAAACCTAAGATTGTTGAAGATACTAATCGTGAAGTAGAATTATTCCGCAGATTTAGGGAATTTAGCAAGACTAACCCAGATGTAACTTACGATGACTTTATTAAACAAATGAATATATGAATGTAACAAATACTATTGAGACTCTTAAAATATTTTTAAACAAACAAATTAATAGTCTTGCTATGACAAATCCTTTAATTAGTTTTTCAAAACCATTGATTACTAGAGTTATTAATAATAATTTGTATAAAGCAAATGGGTTTCTTTCTATGTTAGCTGATAGTAATGGTGAAATAGATGTGCAATCTTTAATTCCTGAGATGATTCAAAGTGTGATGTCTACAAGACCTTTTGTATATCATACAGAATTTTTAGGAGATTTAGAAATTGGTGGGGGTTTTATTAAAATGAACATACCAATGACTAATAATCAGATTGTACTAGGAAAAACTGATTTAGACACATTGAAAGATTTATTTATTAACAAGGAAGTTTAGTATGAGTGATTATATGCTTTTAGAATACCTTAGAAATAAAGGTATGAAGAATGATGAGCATCAACTTGTTAAAGATTTCAAGAGATATATGCAGACACGAGGTGGTAATAGAATGGCTAGAAATTCTATGAATCATAAAGAGTATCAATGGGATGACATGGAATATGGTCGTCATGATTGGGATATGAATTATGATGAAATGTATAGAAATGCTAGGTATGCTAAAGAGCGTATGCCTGAAGGAACTTTTGATGAGTATGAGGCTAAAGAAATTGTTTCTGAAATGTATCATTATGATAAGGATAGGAGACATACAGGAGAGCACTTTGACATGAAGAAAGCTGAGGAAGTTTTCAAGAAGTACAAAGAGCATTTTGTAGTTAAAGCTTCTCCTTGTGATGTTTATGTTGCATTAAATGCTACATATCATGATTTTTCTAATCTTTTAAAGTCTTGGTTTGGAAGTAATGTTGATGAGAGAATTATTCTTTTAGCAATAACATTCTGGTTTAAAGATGATGATTATCAAGGAAACAAACTGATGGATTACTTTATGTAATAGTATGAATTAGGGTGATAGATTAGTCTATCATCCTTTTTTAGTATAAATCAATTTGTTTTATTATTATTAATAAAAAATTTATGCATTTGTTTAGGAGTTAAATTAGCATTAACTTTGCAATTGTTTTAACAATTAAATGGAGAAAATATGGGAGAATTTAGTTTAAATAATATCTTAACTGAAGATGAAGTAGATGAGCTCTTTAGTGACGATATTAACAATGAAAGTTCACAGGAAGCTCCGCCTGAACAAACGGAGGAAAATCAAGAAGAAAATACTACTGAGGTTGACATTGACGACATCTTTCCAGATAAAGATGATTCTGAGTCTCCAGAGAGCGTAGGTAGTGAAGAGAATACACAAGAGAAGGAGGGTACTACTTCTAGTAAGCAAGGTACTTCTCCCAACAACTTCTACTCTTCCATTGCCAAAGCTTTGAAAGAAGATGGTACCCTACCAGACCTTGATGATGATATTCTTGATAAAGTAGAAACTGCTGAAGATTTTGCTAATGTAATCGAAACTCAAGTTAAAGCTAGACTCGATGAAAAACAAAAAAGAATTGATGAGGCTTTAGGAGTTGGAGTAGAACCTAATGCTATTCAGCAATATGAGAGAACATTAGATTATTTAGATTCATTGACTGATGATGCAATTAACGATGAATCTGAAAAAGGTGAAACTCTTAGAAAGCAGTTGATTTATCAAGATTATATTAATAGAGGTTATAGTAAAGAAAGGGCTAATAGGGAAGTAACAAAATCTTTCAATGCTGGTAGTGACATTGATGATGCTAAAGAAGCTTTACAATCTAATAAAGATTTCTTTAAGGAATCTTATGATAAGATGATTAAGGAAGCTAAAGATGCTGAAACTAAGCGAATCAATGAACAGAAGAAAGAAGCTGAAATTCTTAAAAAGTCAATTCTTGAAGATGATAAAGTTTTTGGTGAGTTAGTTGTAGATAAAGCCAAAAGAAAGCAAATCTATGATAACATTAGTAAACCTGTTTATAAAGACCCAGATACTGGAGAATTGCTTACAGCTATTCAAAAGTATGAACAGGAGAATCATACAGAGTTTATGAAATATGTTGGATTAGTTTACACTCTTACTGATGGTTTTAAGAATCTTGACGGACTTATTAAAAATAAAGTAAACAAAGAAATGAAAAAGGGACTCAAGAATTTAGAAAACACTCTAAACAATTCTACGAGAAATTCTGATGGTAGTTTAAACTTCGTCACTTCTAGACGAAGTGATGATGATGACTCTTACTTTGGAAAGGGTGGTTGGGTTCCAGATATTTAATAACTAATTATATAATATTTTATGGCTTTAAAAAATTATCAAATTAGTAGACCTTTCACAGCATGGAAGTCAGAGATTGAGAAACGCAACCACGTAAGTACTATGTTCCACTCTGCTCCACAGAAGGCGTCTAATGTAATGGTGGAGCTTCTTGCTAGAAATTATGCAAAGTCTCTTGAGTCTACACTCGCTAACTTCCCACTTAAGGAGTTTGAAAGTGATGATGAGTACACATGGGATGTAGTTGGAAGTTCACGTAGAAACATTCCACTTATTGAGGCTAGAAATCTTGATGGTACTGTAATTAAGTCTACAGATTTCGCAGGTGTTGGTGGAGAGGAATTTTATCTTGTATTTGGTGAAGATTGGTTCTTCAATCAGGAAATTATTCATGGTAATCTTAATGAGAAGTATCCTCTTTTAATTAAGGGTAAGCCTCGTTATGAGGGAACTAATGTAGTTTATACTGTTGAGGTAGCTAATGGTTCTACTCTTGGTGTACCTGGTGAAAGACTTCAGCTTGGTGAGAGATTCTCTTATAGCCACGCAGTTGTATCTAGAGGTCTTTCTAGAGGTGTAGGTGGAATTCGTCATGCAGTTCCTACTTCAATGAGAAATGAGTGGACTACTATTCGTTTGAAACATGAGGTTTCAGGTGATCTTCTTGACAAGAAACTCGCATTTGGTGTTCCTGCAGTTAAGGAAGTAAACGGTAAGATGGTTAAGTCTACTGAGACTGTTTGGATGCACTATGTAGACTTTGAGTTCCAGAAGACTTGGTCTGAGTATAAGAATAACGCAATGTATTATGGTACTTCTAACCGTGATGCTAATGGTGAGTATCGTAACTTTGATGCTTCTGGTGAGGTTATTCGCATGGGTTCTGGCTTGCTTGAGCAAATGGAGCGTGGTAATGTAATCCCTTACAATGTATTCTCACTTAAGTTCCTTGAGGAGGTTCTTACAGGATTCTCTGCTGGTAAGCTTGATTTCAAGGATAGGAAGTTTATGATTACTACTGGTGAGTTTGGCGCACTTCAGTTTAATAGAGCTGCTAAGTCAGCAATGTCTGGATGGACAGAGTTTGATTATAATGGTGATGCTCTTGGAGTAGTATCAAAGAATGGTAATGGTTATACACTTAAGAATATTCAGTTCACTAAGTACCTTGCTCCTAATGGTATTGAGGTTGATGTTAAGATTGACTCAGCTAAGGATGACCCAGTAAGAAATAAGATTCTTCATCCAAATGGTGGTGTAGCAGAGTCTTACACTTATGACATCTTTGATATGGGTACTACAGAGCAGCCTAATATCGTTAAGTGTGGTATCAAGGGTAAGCCAGAGTACTATGGTTTCATGTCTGGTATGAGAAATCCTTATAACGGTTCTTATAACAATCCTCACATGTCTTACGAGGATGATAAGGCTTCAATGCACAGACAAGCTAGCTTGGGTATCTGCATTTTCGACCCAACTAGAACTATGAGGCTTGTACCTTCATTACTTAGACAGTAATAATATATAAAGGGTGGGTGGTTCTCACCTACCCTTGTTTTAATTTATGGGAGAAGTAAAAATGGCAAAAACAAAAAATTCTATTGAAACAATCAATCCTCTTAGGAATGAAAAAATTATAGTAAGATTTATTCCTAAAGATAATGATAATATCACTGATAGAAAGCATGTTGCTTATGGTGGTATGATGGATAATGCTGTTAAGGGTTTTACAGTACCAATGCTTTCAAATGGTACTTATAGAAATGTTTTAACAGATAATGAAAAGAGTTATCTTGAAGAGATTTTAGGTCTTGAGATTAATGCTCTTTCTGTCTATAATAAAAAAGACAATTATTGGGAAAATTATCTTATTAGATTAACAAAGCAAGACACTATTCTTGATTTGTCAGACCCAGAGGATTATATTAAATATAAAGTTCTTTTAGCAAACAAAGATACTGTAGCACCTTCAATGCAGGTTTTAAGAGAAGCTAGAAAAGCTACTTATGAATATGTAATTATGGAACCTAATGAAGAGTTTAGTGATTCTAAGAATAGAATTAATAATACTATGAAGTGCTACGAAGAGTTTGGTGCTATTAAAGATAAGTTTGATACTTTGAAGTGTATTATTGAGACTTTGGATGGTAGACCAGTTGCTAATAATACTAAGATTGAATTCTTACAAGCTAAAACAGCTGATTTAATTTCTGCTAATCCTAAGTTGTTCTTAGAAACAGTTACAGACCCATTGCTTAATACTAAGATTATTATTAAGAAAGCTGTTGAAGCAGGTCTTATTTCTAAGAGAGGAGAGTATTATTATTTTAGAGAAGATGGTTCTCCTATGTGTGGTCCTAATGAAGACCCTACTTTTACAGTGGCTGCAAAGTATCTTAGTTTACCACAAAATCAAGAACTTAAGTTTTCAATTGAAGCTAAATTAAATAGTTAATTATGACTTTAGACGAAATCAGTATTGAATTCAATATTCTTTACAACAATATATCTAGTAACCAAGCTCCTGGTTTAACTGAATATGAGAAGAGTGTGTTTTTAACACAAGCACAGGAAGCTGTTATTCTAGACTTATATAAAGGAGCTATTGGTGATTCATTTGAAACTACTGAGGAAGTCACTAGATATTTAAATTCTTTGGTATTAGACACCACCTTAAATAGTGATAGGTCTAGAAATAAACCTATTATTAAAGGTATAGAAGGAACTACTTATTATTTACCAGATGATTTGTGGTTTATCACATTTCAATTAGGTACTATAACGGTAGACGCAGAAAGCAAAGATGTTATTATTAAACCTTCTACACAAGATAGTTTATATAACACTTTAAACAATCCTTTTAGTGGACCTAATAAAAATAGGATTATTAGTATTTCTGAGGATAGCACACTCACAGTTTATTCTAAATATTCTATAGATAGTGTCTATATAAAATACTTAAGTAGACCATACCCAATTATACTTAATGGAGTTGCTGATGAAGGAGATTATACTATTAGAGGAGAAAGTGAATCTAGAGAATTAGATTGGATACCAGAGAGCTTACACAATCAAATATTACTTAGAGCCGTACAGATTGCTAAAGCTGTGTGGGCTTCATAAAGAACAATAATAATTTAACGGTTAAATATTATGACAAATTTTAGTACAAATCAGGTAATGCAGTTTTATGTGCATGAGGAGGGTCACATGTTGGTTGTAGATAAGACGTTTGCTGATGGTAGCTTTTCAATGGCTATTACTAGTAATGGTGCTGCACCAACATCTAATGGAAAGACTACTAATGCACTTGGTAGAACTGATAAGATTGAAAATGTAATGTGGGCTACCCTTACTAAAGCTGCAGCCCTTGAAGTACCTTATAAGGAAGCTACTTTAACATTCAATGCTGATGTTAATGAGGGTGCTCCTATCGAAGGACAAGATTATATTGTAAGAGTTTCATATCCTGCTGTTGGTGGTGTTGGTGTTGAAGGTTGGACAACTAAGACTGTATCAGCTCACGCATCTAATGGAGCTTCTGCTCTGTCTGTTGCTACAGAGCTTATTGATGCTCTTAATGCCGCTTTTGCAGCTGATGGAGTTCTTGAGGCTAGTGCTGGCAAGACTGATGGTACAATTGTAATTACTCAGTCCACTTTGGCTGTAGATAGTTATGAGCGTGGTGTTCGTCCTGTGACAATTGCAGATTTCTCAATTAGTGCTGCTCCTGTAGTAGAGAATGGTGAGGAAGTTGATTGGCTTGATCCAACTTCTTATGAGGTTAAGGCTGGTGCTGCTACAGTAAGTGGTGACTACAAGCTTGCTGATATGGAGTATTTTGCAATGGGTGAGCGTGCTGATGAGTACCGTATGATGGGTTATCCTGATGTAATTAAGACTAATTATAGAATTAAGGTTGGTACTGGTTATGATGTTTATAACATTCATTATGCTTACAAGGGTTCTAATTCAGACTCTCATAAGTCAGAGAAAGAGCTTGTAATTGCAGTAACTGGTGATACTACTATTGATGGTTTATCAGATGCACTTAGTGCACTCGGTGTTACTTTAAGAACTATTGACAAGGCAGAGGAGAACGAGGGTTCAGATGAGAGCGAGGAATAACCATCATAATATATAAGGACTACTATTAAGTAGTCCTTTTTTATTTTATAAAAACATAACTTAAACTATTGCTACATTGATATTTATTTAATATCTTTGTAGCAATTTTAATTTAAATATATTATGACTACTTATAGAGAAGCAATTTACATGTGTTTAGATTTACTTAAAGGTATGAGTGATGATTTTACTTATACAGAAGACCACATAGCTTATTTATTAGATAAATTTAGAGCTTTATTACTAAAACAAAGATATGGTAATGACCCTAAAAAGCATGTGCCTTATAGTAACTATCAAACACTAGAAGTTACTTTTAATCCAGAAGAACCTTCAACAATGATTAAAAGTACAAATCAAATACCTTACATGTTACAGTTGGGTATTCCTAGAATTATAACTCCTGATGAAGATTATTATAATTATAGATATGAATTAACATCTAGAGAAAGGTTGCCATTTGTTGGTAATAATAAGTATACAACAATGATTACTTATTGTGCAATAAACGAAGCTAATTATGTAATTACACCTAATAAAGAGTCTTATTGGGAAGTACCTACAATAGAACCTCCAGAATACAATTATTTAGGTCCAACTAGATTTAATTTAGTAGGAATATTTGAAAATCCTAGAGAGGTTGTTGACGAGATTTCTTTTAATGAAGGAACTGATGAATTGGATAGGAATATTCCTATTGAAGAGGGATTAATAACAACTCTTATTGAAATGGTTGTTAAAGAATTAGCTGGTTCTATGTACATACCTGCTGACGATATTAATAACAATCGTGATGATAAGGCTTCTTTAGGTAATTTTATTCAATCTAATATGAAATCTGAATTAGCTAAACAGATTAATAGATAATGGAATTTGATAAATTCATAAAAGAAATTAAAAAGGTTAATAATGAAAGACACCATAAAGTAAGTAATTCTTACGGTTCAAAAGATGCTTTTCATTACTACAGAAAAATAAAACCTAATGATTCTAAATATGTACTAACAGATTGTCAGTATTTAAAGATTATAAGGCTTATAAATAACCATTTTAGAGAGCTTTTAATAGAAGGTAAGGATGTAATACTTCCAGAGAAAATGGGGCGCTTAGAAGTGAGAAAAACGGCTAATACAGTTAAATTTGTAGATGGTAAACTGCATGTTACTTACCCTGTTAATTGGGATGCTACACTGAAATTATGGTATGACAATCCTTCTTCTAAAAACAAAAAACAATTAGTAAGAGAAGAAAATATTGAAACATTTAGAGTGCACTACAATAAAAATAAAGCTAATTATAATAACAAAGCATTCTATAAGTTTAGTACAAACAGAGAAATTAAAATAGGTTTAAAAAATAACATTAATAAAAATAAAATAGAAGCTTTTAAATATGGCAAATAATTATACATCAATAAAAGTAGTGGCAGATCGTTTGCTAAGACATCCTATGATGGCTGGTATATCATTTGAAGCTATAATTGATTATACAGTAGATTTTATGAGAATAGTACAATGCTGTAATTTCTTTGAAGAGAAATGTAGTGTTATAACTATTAATAATTATAAAGGGTTGCTTCCAAATGATTTCTATGAAGTAAATCAAATAAGATTAAAATCTACTACTCGTAAATATCCTATTTATGAAGAAATTACAAGAGAAGATGAAGATGGTAATATTGTACCAAAAATGCTGTATGAACAAATAGGATATGCTTCTAAAGAGGTTTCTACATCTAAAGTTTTTAAGTATGCTACAGATAGCTTTCATATGTCTGAAAATGCTGATTGTGTAGACTTGACTTATAAAATTCAAGGTGGTTATATATTCACTTCTATTAAAGAGGGTGAAATAGAAATTTCATATAGAGCTATTATTGTAGATAATGAAGGTTATCCTATGATTCCAGATAATAGTAAATTCTTAAGAGCTTTAGAGGCTTATATTAAGAAACAGTGGTTTACTATTCTTTTTGATATGGGAAAACTTCAAGCTCCTATATTAAACAATACACAACAAGAATATGCTTGGGCTGTTGGTGCTTGTGAATCAGAGTTCCAAAAAATGTCATTAGATAAAGCAGAATCATTCTATAATTCTTGGAGAACTATGATTCCAAGAACTAGGGAACATTCTATAGGTTTTATTACTGATGGTACTAAGCAAAATTTAAAAATTAATTAATTATGCAAGTAGGATTAGCTCAGTGTGTAAATAAAGGAATGCAAAGAGATTATTCTATGGATAAAGCATCTCAAGAGTTTGCATACGAAAATAAAAACATAAGAATAACCACAACTGGTAGTAACTCTTTTCTTTCAGTGTCTAATGAAAAAAGTACTATTAGTATAACACTAAATTCAGCATTACCCGAAGGCATAGTTATATTAGGTAATGCTGTAATTAATGATACTTTAGTATTATTTGGAACTGTTGAAAATTCAGAATATCCAGACTATATATTTAAAATAAATATAGAAGGTACTGACGGAACTGTTGTTCAATTATATAACGGCAATTTAAATTTTAAGACCTCAAACCCAATAGAATGTGTTACTTCCTACGAAGCTGACGATGTTCAAAAAGTATATTGGGTAGATGGAGAGAATCAACCTAGATTTATAAATATTTGTAAACAATATGATTCTTCTTATACATTTAATTTTAATCCTGTTATAGAAGGTGGTATAGAAGTATCTATTAATAAAGAATATAATGGTGGAGGGAACTTTCCTTCAGGAGTAATTCAATACTTTATTACATATTATAATAAGTATGAAGCAGAAACTCAAGCTGTGTATCAATCTCCATTATATTACATAAGCGCTTCTGATAGAGGTGGAGAAGTTGATGAAACTCAAACTTGCAGCTTTAAGATTAACATTAATACTAATAATGATAAGTTTGAATATGTTAGGGTGTATTCTGTTATAAGGACATCTTTAAACGCAGAACCACAAGTTTCTATAGTCAAAGATGTAAAACTTAATAACGATAATTCTGCTCAAATTATAGACACTAATACTTTTAATACTCCTATAGCAGCAACAGATGTATTATTTCTCGGAGGTAGTTCTATTACAGCTTCTACAATAGAACAAAAAGATAATACTTTATTTTTGGGTAATATTACAGAGCTTACAACAGATGTTTTAACAGATATAAAAAATATTGCTAATAAAGGAACACTTGGATTTGGATCTAAATATGTTAAAACAAATAATAGTAATAATGAATATTATCCATATGCTATTAATCTTGATGGTTCAAGTCAAGATATAAAAACATTCAAATATTTAGAGTGGTATAAATTTGGATTACAAGTACAGTTAAATACTGGAGAATGGTCTTCAGTAATAGATTTAGGAGATATACAAAACACTGTAAAGCCAAATCAAGAGTCTACTATATTTTATAATAAATATGGTGAAGATGTTGAGGGTATTTGGTTGCCTGCTGTATATTTTACACCAAGCGATGCTTTAAAAGAAGTATTACAAAGTAAGAATGTTATAAACTGGAGATTAGTAATGGCAGAGCATACTGCGTCTACCAGGACTATTAAAGCTCAAGGATTAGTGTTGCCTACTATTTTTAATTTGGAAACTAGAGCTAAAAAGACTTGTTATGCTTCTCCGTTGTGGACATTAAATACAGCTTTATACACTAATCACTTTGAAAATATAGATAGAAGTTATCACGATAATGGTACTGGAGTATCTCTAGTAAGTATGTCTCCTCATTTTCACTTACCAATAGCTACAAATTATTATAATAGTAATAATAACTTTGAGCATTTAGAGAATGTTGTAAATGAGGGAGGTTATAGAGTTAATACATCAAATTTTTATTATTTAAAATCTTTAAAATTAAAAATAAGCGTAACTAGAAATTATGGCCCCAACGCTACTACGGCTGTAGATACGTTTGAAGGAGAATTGTTCTTAACTATTGTAAATCCTAATGCTAATAATGCTACATTAGAAGATAGTTTTATTATTTATAATAATAGTGCTCCTTATGGACAGAGAAAGAAACAATTAAATAGACTTTCATCTGTACTTCAAGCTGTTTTGTGGGAAGAAGTAAAAAATGTTACTTTAACAAATAATGGAATATCAATAAATGATATATCTAATATTGATTTTAGTACTCAAATATTTAATGAAAATGAAATTCCTTCTGGTGAAGAGTTAAGAAATAATTATGGTGTTACAGCTACTAATGATATAGCGTTTGAATTACCATCATTAGCAAGAGATTTTGTGGGTAGTATAAATGATATTTATATTAAAAATTATGCCAATAATTACTTCTTAGATGCTAATGTTTGTAATTTCTTATCACCAGATATTGATAATATTACAGACGATTTACAGTTTAGAATTGTAGGTTCTACTGATATTATCAACAGTATTTCTGATTATACTATACAAGTTGATAATAATACAATAGGAACAAAAACTTACAATTATGCTAAATATAATTTTAATGTAAACAAGCATCCATTATATTTAGAAAATCCTTTTACAGGAATTAAAGCATTCCCTATATGGCCTTTTAATAACAAGCTTTATAACATTCATTATTGGCATACTTCTAATAATATTGTAGATGAACACTTTAATATAAAGAGTAAGAAATTTGCTAATATGTGGGTGTGTGAAAATATTAAATATGGTGATATTTTAAATTATGGTAAGATTACTGATAATACCATTTCAGAAAATAATACTGTTATTTTAGGTACTTCAATATATTCTTCAAATTATGAGAATCTTATAATACCTAAACAATTTAAAGTTGGTTATATGGGAGGTGATTCTCCTACAGAAGGCTCTCCAGAACAGCCTTTAAATGAAACAATACCATTACAAGAATTATCTTCTTTAATTTTAGACACTAATATGGCTAACATTCAGTTAGTGGAAGATATTACTTCTTTAGGTAGTATTAGTATAAAACATAATACTTCAAAACATTTAGTATTTAAACTACCATTTAAAGACGGGTATCCTACAATACTCCCTAACTATCAAAGTGTTGCTAATGGTGCTAATACTATATATTCTGAAACAATTTACCCTGTTGGATTAACAAAAGTTTCTGCTTTATACTTTTTTAACCTTTCAGACTCAAATTTAACATATTCAGACATTACAAATAATTTAAATATATCATTTAGAGCAAATATGACTATAGATAATTATGGTGTTACTTTTAATTTGCTTGGTGGGTATTTAAGGTTTAACAATGCTGATGGTTATGGAATGACTGGTGCAGGTACTTTAGATTCGATAGACTATGGTAACTTTGTTATTCAAGATCATATAGTAAGAAATGAATCTTTTGTTATTTATGTAAATGCTGTAACTAAAGGATATTATTTAATATGTACTCCAGATGTTAGAAGTTTAAACACTTCATATAATTATATGAATATAGTTATAAAGCAAGATGAGAGTCCTACCTTTAAAACTGTATTTGCAATAGAATATAATAATGTAGGTTATGCTGTAACTACTACTGGAGATACATTTAGACAAGTATCATTAAAGCCATATAGATTCACTTCTTATGGTAATACTTCTGAAAAACTATTTATAGGAGAGTTTTATACTGAATATAATTCAAATACTTTCTTTGGAGGGGATTCTAAAAAGTGTACTTTTATTCCCATTAGTGAAGCTTATCCTATTGATACTATTAGTGGTTGGGGATTAGAAGGAGATACTTATTATCAAAGATGGGATAATGTTAGAATATATCCTGTAGCAGATAACGATGTTAATCAAAACACTGATGCTGTTTCTATAATGATAGAAACTTATCAAAATTTAGATGGAGATTATAGAACATTAAGAGGTAGAACTGATACTACCAATTTAACAGTTGATAATACAAACAATGTTTTAAATAGTATATATTCTCAATCTAATAATTATATTACATCTGCTGTTCTAGACGATAGGTTTGAAGACTATACTCATCCAACACTTTATGCTTGGAGTTTAACAAAACATGCTGCTTCTGATGTAGATACTTGGGCTAATATTAATTTAACAAGCTCTGCAAAATTAGATGGAGACAAAGGAGTCTTAACTAAAATAAAAAGATGGAATAATAAACTATTAGCATTTCAAGAGAAAGGTATAGCGATTATTAATTTTAATAATCAAACTACTATAACTACAACTGAAGGTATTCCAGTTGAAATTACTAATAGTGGTAAAGTTTCTGGACATTATTATATTAGTTCTACTCAAGGTTGTAAGAACAAATGGTCTATTATAGATACTCCTTATGGAGTGTATTTTATAGATAGTTATAATAAATCTATTAATTTACTAGATGATAGCATAAAATCTTTATCTACTATCAATTTATTTCAAGATTGGATTATTGAGAATGAGAATGGTTATATATGGAATCCTGTAGATTGTAATGGATTTAAGTCTTTCTATGACCCAATTCAAAAAGAAGTTTATTTTGTAAATAAAGATAATGCTTTATGCTATAATGAGTTATTACAACAATTTACATCTTTTTACGATTATCAGAAGTTAAACACAATGTCTTTAATGGGTGGTCATATTTATGGTATTAAAGATAGTAATCTTCATTTAATGTTTGAGGGTCAAGATTACTGCAATCTATTTGATAGTTATAAAGATTACTATATGATATACAAGATAAACAAAGACCCATTTATTGATAAGACGTGGACTAATATTGAGTATAGAGCAGATGTGTTTAAAGAAGGTAATATTCAGGATAATAATTCTAATAAAATAGTCAAAGAGACATTTGATACTTTAGAAGTTTGGAATGAATATCAGTATGGTAAAACATTATTAAATAATAATAAATATCCTAATTCTCAAGTTAAATTTAGAATTTGGAGAACAGATATTCCTAGAGATACTAAACATAAGTTAGATAGAATTAGAAATCCTTGGATAATGCTTAAATTAAATAAATCTAAAAATACTGATAAACGACTAGAATTTCATGACTTGTTAATTAAGTATTTACAATAATTGTATTAGGTGTGTAAGTAAGTTTTATTTACACACCTTTACTTTTTATTATAAGTATTTGATTTAAAAGATATTTTGTATATCTTTGTATTTATAAATTGTTTATATTATGAATAATAAAAGTTTAACTAAAACAAATAAAAAATATAAACCTAAAAAGGTTGCTAATATTTATAAGAATGGTGCTTGGAAAGATGCATCTAGAGAAGCTTTAGATGCAGCATTTTCTTCTGAAAATCTTGGCAGTACTTTAGGTATAATTGGTGGAGCAGTTGGAGATATTGCTACAGCAGGAATTGCTAATGCAGAAGTAGATACTGCAGTTGCAGATAATGCGATAGATGCTGTTGAAAGTTTTCAGCCAGCTATAGCTAGTTTAGATGCTTTAGCTAATAGTTATAATAGTACAACTTTTGCAGATACTGACTATAATCACAAAGACTTTATGGTTAGTACTGGCGAAGGTTTAGCTAATATGGGTAAAGCTATTTTAAGTGGTGCTTCAGCAGGTGCTACTGTTGGAGGTCCTTGGGGTGCGTTAATTGGTGGAGCAGTTGGTGCTCTTGGAAGTGGTGCTGGTTGGATAGCTGGAGGAGCTAAAGCTAAAAAAGAAGTAGAAAGACTTGAAAGAGAAGCTAAGATAGCTAATTTATCAGCTACTAATAAAACTCTTTCAGCAAAAGATTCTATATTAGAAAATAAAACTAATGATTTTATGAGAAATGTTACATCTTATGGAGGTCCTTTATTTAATCTAAGTGGTGAATTTGATAATGGTTTAGTCTTTATTAATGAAGGAGACACTCATGAAAATAACCCTTTTGCTGGAGTGCAAGTTGGTATTGATAATCAAGGAATTCCTAACTTAGTTGAAGAAGGAGAGATTATATTCAATGATTATGTATTTTCTAATAGACTTAAACCTACAAAGAAATTGTTAAATGATGGTGGTTTTTCTGATAAATATGTTGATTGGACATTTGCTAAAATAGTAGAAGATTTGCAAAAAGAATCTGCTGAAAGACCAAACGATATTATTAGTAAAGAAGGTTTAAATGATATGATGAATAGAATGATTAATATGCAAGAATCTATTAGAGCTAAAAAGAAACAACAAAATAATATATTTGCTGAAGGAGGTCCTGCTGGTATAGACCCATATTTAACAGGTAAAGCTGTAGATATATCTGATATAATAAATACTGCTAATCAAGAAGTGTTATTTGAAGAAATTCCTTTTGAATTAGATACTTTTGAAGATTTGCCAGCGGTTACACCAGCATTAAAGCTTGGGGAAATGCAAACAACTAAACCTATTACTAAAGGTATTATAGCTGAAAGTCCTGCTATTGGAATAGACCCTAAAATTCAAGGTCGTTTAAATGGTGCTCTTAGTATAGATGCTTTCAATCAAGATGCCAATAATTATATTCAAGATGGAATAGATTCATCCATAAAAAATCGTAATTCTAGATTTAATTGGAAGCAACTTGGAATGGCTACTCCAATAATATCTAATGCTGCTAAAGCTATTTATAATGCAACTAAGCCAATTGATGAATCTAATATAGTAGCAGAACAAGCTTTCAGAGAAACTCCTTTAATGAATCTTCCAAGACTTGGAGGTAAACAAGTTTATAGAGGTATTGATAAGAATAGACTGACTACTCCAATAATTAATCAAGGTAGAGCTACTGCTAGAGATATTCAGAATTTAGGAACTACTGGAACTGATGTTTTAAATAGATTAGCTATTAATAATTATAATACACAAAGAGCTGTTGGTGAAGCTTATGCTAATGCTGAACAACAAGACTTAGCTAATAGAATGCAAGTTGCTCAATTTAATTTAGGTATAGACCAAGCTAATGCTAATTTAAGTCAAGCTGAACAAGCAGCTAATATCCAGAGAGCTAATAGAATTGCTCAAGGAATGATTAATGATGCTAATATGAGAGAGCAATTAAATATGCTTAAAGGTCGTGCTATTGATACTACTGGTACAGCTGCTATTCAAGGTATTGCTGATTTAACTAGACAAGGTATTGAGTGGGATTGGATTAGAAAAAATCCTGAATATGCTGAAGCTGTTCGAGCTATAGCTAAAAACGGAGGAATGTTAACTAGAAGAAAGAAATAATATGGCTAATATATATTTAACAGAAACAGCACAATTTAAACCTTTTTCATATCAAGAAATGCTAGCTCCAATTAAAGACTATCAAGATACTTATAATGCTTTAGAGAATGAGATGGTTAATCTTGATATAATGGCTGGAGATGTAGCTAGTAAACTAACTCAAAATCCTGAAGATGCTGAATTAAGAAATGTTTACGATAAGTTTCAAGCAGACATGCAAGCTGCTATGAATAACTTATATAATAACGGTTATAACTCTACTACAAGAAAGCAATTAGCAGGATTAAAAGCAAGATATGCTAAAGAATTAAACCCTATTAATGAAGCTTATCAAGCATATCAAGAAGACCAGAAATATCTTAATAAAATGGCTATAGAGCATCCAGAACTTATTATTAAAAATAAAAGTGCTTCTATATCAGATTATATGCACGGTAATAGACCTAATCTTTCTGGTATTGATACAAATGAATTAAGAGATGAAGCTCTTAAAATAGCTGAACAACAAGCTTCTAGAACTTATAGAGAGGACCCTAATTGGACTTCTACTGCTGGGGGTAGAGCTTTAGAAAGAAGTGCTTATACAGGTTTAGATGATGAAACTTTTGCAAGTGCTATAATGGAAATACAAAATGGTGATATTACTTCTGATAATGCTAAACTTATTAAAGAAAGTATTGATTCTGTGTTAGGAAGTGTTGATACTACTGGACTTTCAAATAATGAAATTAGACAAATTTATAACTCTGTAATTGAGGGTGTTAGAGCTGGTTTTAAATATAAGAAAGACACTAAGACTATTGATGACCCAATGTTTGCTCATAATCTAAGAATTGCAGAAGCAAACTATAAACAACGTCTTAAAGATAGAGCTGATGGTATAAAATTAACTGCTCAGGATGTTCTTCCTACCGAAGACATTAGTAAAGGTAGTATTACTGGTGGAAGTGATTTAGCTAATCAAAATGATTTTGTAAAAACACTTGTAACAAATTCAAGAGGTGTTACTACTGCTACAGCTATTGCGAGAGAGTCTGAAAAAGCACAATTAGAAGCAGAATTAAAGAATATAATTGATACTTATGGAGTTCCTACAGAAGCTTTAGGAAAAACAACTAAAGAAACTACTAGTGATAAAACTAGAATAGGCGGTGCGGCTGGATTAGCAGGTATGATGAATACTTCTACAACATCAAGAAGAACATTTACCAAGAATGGTACTAAAACAGATGTTAATAGTACTAATGATGTTGCTTATAATAGATATTTTGAAATACAAGATAGATTATCTCAAATACCTGAAGAAATTCAATCAGAATTAGATGCTGTAAATATTTTAAGAGATAAATATTCGCATTTAGACGATGATTTACAAACCGCCATAATTAAAGGTAATCAGTTAGAACTAAACCAGTCTTCTATTAATGGTATATATGTTAAGCCTATTATAGACCCAACATTAGATAAAAAAGTTAAAACTAATATTTTAGATTTAGCAATATCATCACCAGAAGGTTCTATTAAAGAAATTACAGACAAAGGTAATGTTGAAAACATTTCTAACAGAGAATTAGACAATATTATTAAATCATCTACAGCAGATGATTTTGTAATTCTTACAAATCCCGGATTAGATAATCCGAATATTCCAAATCCTGTAGTTTTAAGACACAAAGAATCTGGAAGAGATTTTGTTTTAACAGCGGCTTCTACACTTAATAATTTTGCTAATAGTTACAAAAAACAAACATCTTTTATTAGAGATTATTCTAAAGAAGGTATTATGAATTCTACAGAATTACCTATAGATGCTCTTAGTTTGGCTGTTAATTATGGCATAATGGAAGGTGTTTCTAATCAAAGTGTATTACCTTCTGCTATTAAAGAAGCTATTAAAAATACTAAACAATCATTTGGTAATAATAGATATGGTTATACTTTCAAGACCCAAAATTCTGTAAATACCCCTGCTAATACCTATAAAATTATTACCGAAATGACTCCTTATGGCGAAGTAGTAGTAGGAGTTTCATCATTAAATAATGAAGCTGCTATATCTAATGGAGGTGTAGGTAGTGGTACCTTTGCTAGGACTGAAAGTCAGAGATACATAAATGATTTAATAAAAACTTTACAAAAGTAATATGGAGAGTAGAGGAAATTATTATTTAGAATCAGATATTCAAAATGATGGAGTAGCTCAAACTGAAAATTGGGCTACTTCGTCTAACACTACACCTACAATAGACAATATGTTTAAAACTAATAAACAATACTCTCCTAATGTCGGTGTATATTTTGGAACTGATGAAACTAGACTATCTGAAAACATATATGATGTTCAGAATTTAATAACTGAAGGATTTACATCAGAAGAAGCTTTAGCTGAACAACAGTCTACTTTAGGTAGAATTGGCAATGCTTTGGTTAATAATGCGGTTATTGCAGGTACTACAGCTGTTAGTGGAACACTAGGGTTAGTTTGGGGTGTATTTGATGCATTGGCTAATGGAGAGCTATCTAAATTGTGGGATAATCCTATTAATAGACAAATGTTTGAATGGCAGAAACAAACTGCAGAAGCTGCTCCTATATATCAATCTAAAGAATACAAAGATTCGTCTGTTTGGAAAAGAATGGGTAGTTCTATATTTTGGGCTGATTTAATTAAAAATTTGGGTTATACAGAAGGTATGTTAATTCCTGGTATGGGAACTTCTAAATTATTATCTTCGTTACCTAAAACAGCTCAAATAATAGGTTCTTCTATTGTGGGTGCTATTCCAGAAGCTTCTATTGAGGCATTATCTACTAAACAAGATAAACAACAATTAGAAACCAACGAAGCTTTACAATCTTACGCTCAAAGAATGCAAAATTTATCTTATGAAGATAGAAGTATTCTTGAAGAACAATTAGGTTATGATTTAAAAAATATAGAAGATGACGCTAATACTGCTGGTAATTTCGTATTAGGTTATAATATGGCAGTATTAACATTAAGTAATGCTTTAGAATGGGGCAAGCTTTTAGGTAGAGGTAATAAAGCTACTAAAAGAATTAAGAATGTTAAAGACAGAGCTACTGGAATTTCGTCTTTTATACCAAAAGGCGAAACTATTCCACAACTAACTATTAACAATACTGGTATTGAAGTTACTAAAATAGGTGCTAAAGCTCTTGGTAAGAGTAGTGTTGAAATGGCTGAAGAAGTACTCCAAGAAGTTGGAGTAAAATCAGCTGATTTAAATCCTGAATATAATAGTTTTAATGATAGTATATACAATAGTGAATCAAGAGAGTTAGCTTCTAATTTAGTAACTTCTATGATTCAAGGTTTTTCAGAGACTATGAAGGACCCTGAGACTGCCACTATAGCAGCAATGGGATTTTTTACTGGTGTATTAGGAGCACCGACATTACAAAATCCAAAGACTCCTACAGGGTGGCAATCTCCATTAACAATAGAAGGAAATGCTATTGAGGCTTATAGAGAATTCCAAGACTACCAACGAAGAAAAGCTATTGTTTCCGACATAAACAACAGACTTAAAGACAGTAAGTTCAATGAGTATTATAAAGGAATTGTTCAAAATTTAACATTTCAAAACAAAGCTAATCAAGCTCTTGATTTAAATGACGAATTTAATTTTAGAAATTATGAATTTGCTCAATTAATTTCAGATATTGTCATGTTTGATAATGTTGGTCAAATAGATATACTCAAAGATAATATTTCTAAAATAAACAATTTTACAGATGAAGAAATTCAAGAGCTTATAGACACTACTACAGTTAATGGCGTTGGTCCTTTTGCTTTTAATGGTAATAAGACTTCAGTTGAAGATGCTAGAACTAAAATAAAGTATAATACTGATTCTATTATTGCGACTTTAGATAATTATCTTGAAGACAAAGACTTAATAGAGGCTCAAAAAGGTAATGAGTTATCAAAAGAAGCCATTGAGAATATGCTGTATGCTAAAGCTCAGATTAAAAATTGGCAAAGCAGACAAGAAGATATAGTTAATACTTTATATGACCAATACATCAATTTAACTGAACAACCTTTAAATAAAGTTGATTTTAAAACAGCTTTAATAAACTCTGAAAGTTTTAGGTCTAATTTAAAAACTTTAAATACTTCTGAACTTACAGCTGATGTTGCTGATGATTTAAATTCTAAAATTAATGATGTTAGTAGAATTTCTAAATCTATAAGCAAATTTACTTCTAAAATAAATGAATATTGGAATTCTCCAGCAAAAGCTAACGGTGAAGAAATTAAATCTAAGAGTAAAGCTTTAGAGTTAAATCAAAAGAAAAAAGCTAAAACACTCAAAGATAAATTATCAAATATTCAAAGTATTCAAGAGCTTAAAAATGCAATAAATGAAACTCAAGACATTAATTTAGATTCTGTTCTTAAAGAGTTAGAAGATGAAAATAATTCTACCGTAAAAGAATTAAATAAAACCATTTCTACAAGAGATAATATTGAATCTAAAATAAGAGAATCTAAAGAGGATAATCAAGCTATTCAAGATGCAATAACTTTATTAGATAACGCTTTTTCTAAAGTAGAGTCTGAAGAACAATTAAAAGACTTACAATCTGAATTATATAATGATTCTACTTTACTTGAAGAGTTGGATTCTCAAAAAGCTAATGAAAGACTTGTTGCAGCAAGAGTTGTATTACAACAAGCTTTTAATGCTTCTACATCAGAATCTTCTGATACTGATTCTGTTATTATGGATATGGAAATACCAGATGTTTTAGAAGGAATAGAAACTGATGCTCCAGATACTCCTATAGAAGATAGAGAAGTTGGTAATAGTGGAGTTTCTAAAGCTAAATCAGTTAATAATGCCGATACAAAAGAAGTAGAACAGCAGGAAATTAAAGATTCTAACACCATTCCTTCAGACGATTCTTCAGAAGAAGATATCAAAGATGAGAGTGATGAAGATGTAGAATATTTAACTGAGAGAGACGAAGATACTTGGAATCCTGCTATATCAGAATTTCATAGGGCATCTTTGAAAAAGGGACAATTTGTTTCTACTGCTAAAGCAGATTCTAGATTTAAAGATGTTTGGACTTATTTGTGGCAACATAAAGCTTTTGATTTTGTTAATAAAGGAAATCTTAAAGTTGGTGATACTTTGTATTTTGGTTTAGTATTAGACAACGAGTCTCAACAGATTAAAGATTCTGTATTTGTTTATGTTAAAACAGATGTTGGATATCAAGTTTTAAATACTTTATATTTAACAAGAGAAGAAGCTGATTTTAAGAAAGCTATTATTGAAGAATATAATAATTCTGAGAAACAAGAAGGTCAGACACAATTTATATCATCATATACTTCTAAAGTAGCATCTCTTAAAATAGGTGTGACCCAACAAGGCAATAATAGAATTCCTTTAGAAACAGCTATAAAAGGTACTGAAATTACTCCTGATAATATGGTGTTGTCTGTGATTAGAGGAGTAAAGAAAGAAACTGGTAATTTTAAAGATTCTAATAATGAGATTGGATTACCTGATAATATTGGTAAGAAAAATGGTTGGACTTATATAGAAATTCCTAATGTTAAAAGAGGCTCTTTTAGAGGTAGAACTTCTATTCCAGTATTTGTAACAGATTATGGTAAACAAACTGGTAATTTTGAAAATACTCAAATTAATAAGAGAATTCAAAATGCTATTAGAGGAATAGCTACTGCTACTAATTATGAAGAGTTAAAACAAGCTTTTGGTAAGTTACAAAAAGATTTAACTACTAAAAAACTGGCATTATTCTTAACTCCAGAAGGTAATATTAGGATTAACGAAAGGTTATTTGATTCTAATGGTAAACCAGTTTTAAATTCTGACGGTAAGGAAGCTCAAAGACCTAATACTATTTTTAAGACTACTAAAGACGGTTCTCCTAAATCTGTTGAAACTATAGTTGAAGAAATTGATAATTTACTTAAATCTATGAATATTAGATTTAGAACAAATGCTCAATACATTAATACTTCTAACTATAATCAAGAATTATTAAATTCTGGCATTTTAAGTTCTTATTTAGTTAAAGCAGAAGAAAGAAATGCTTGGTTTACTATAGAGCCAGTTTATTTAGAAGCGTTCCAACAAAAAGAAGTTACAGAAGTAGCAGAACAACCAAAAGAAGAGCCTTTAAAGCAAACGCCAATTGAATCTTCTGATTTGAATTTAGACGATTTAATGAGTGTTTTTGGAGGTGAAATAAATACTAGTGCTACTCCAGATAGAGAATATTCTTCTAAAACTTTTGATACAAGAGTTGTTGAGAATGTAGATGCAAACATATTGCTAAACAATGGTTATTCTCAAGAAGATATTAACAAAATGTCTCTTGAAGAAATAAAACAAGCTAAACAATGTTTAGGATTCTAATAATAAAAAAGAAAGGGTGAGACTAAAAAGTCCCACCCTTAATTTTTGTAGTATATTAATTGTATGCAGCCATAACGGTTTCTGGATGCAATATTTTATAAATAGTTTTATTCATAGGAACAAATGGGCTATTCATAAAATCTCTATAAGCTTTAGAATGTCCTTTATATCTTCCTGTAGTAATTAAGGCATCGTCAGTAACTATTTGATAATGCCAAGGATTTAAAACTCCAAAAGTATCAAAAGCACTTTCCATAGTTCTAATACCTGCCATTGGAGATTTTAACAGTGTAAATGTTTCACCGCCTAAACCAATTGGTGTAAGACCTCCAATTTCAGTCTTTAATCTTCTAGACATTAAAGCTGTGAATCTTTTAAGCCAAGGACTATCTTTATCGTCCCAGTCTAATTTAGATGTAAGTGCAGCAACTCCCACAAGTATAAAGAATGTAGTAAGTTCATTAGCGCATCTCTTAAGATTGGCTTTTTCTACATCAGTTAATTCGTCCCAATGAGTAGTAATATCTAAATAAAAACCTTCCCTATCATTATACAGTTGTTTTAAGAATCTTCCTAAAGTTCTATAATATCCTTCACTTTCTTTTTGAGTATCTAAGTTATAATCAGCTCTTGAAAATCTTCTATTTAAAGCTGGAACTAAGTAATTTCTATAAAGCATTACCATACTACCTAAAGCAGTTCTAGAAATAGCATTTTTATCAGCATTATTATAAATACCATAAAGACTTTGGTTTAAACCTTGAGCTCTTCTTGAAAATGCTAAACTTTCATTGGCTGATAGTTTAACTCCTTTAATAGGCTGTAAAGTAGCTCCTAATTCAGGATTTGAAGGGTCCACATATTTAACTTCTAAAGCATCCCAAAGATTAATTTTAGTACCATCTTCTTTAGTTAATTCAGTATTTAAAGCTTGAGCTAATGCTGTTCTGGCTTCTCCCCAATGAGAACCCATGTGCATCATAAAATACAAAGAGTTAGTACTGAGAAGTTTTTTCATCCTAGATTTATCCCACTGAATATCTCTAATCTCATTCTCGTAATCATGAAGAATATCAAATTTTTCTAAGAATAAATTAAGTTTATTAGTTTTAATTGGATTACCTACTTCTCCTAAAACTCCTACTAATTCTTTACGATAAATTTTATCAGCATTCCATAACTGTTTAGCTGTAAAATGTTCTCCTGCTAATACTTCAGAATTAACTTGAATAATATCATTACCAACTGATGCTATAGCAGACAATGCATTCAAAGCTAATTGATTAAGAGAGGTTATCTTATTAAAGAATCTAGCAGCTTTATTTGTATTAATAGCTGTTTTATTTGTTATAGCAATATCTTCACCAGGTTTTAAGAATCTACCATATAATTGAGACTCAAGAAGCTCATTATAAGCTTTTACAAAGTTTTTATCTGTTTTATTAATAGCTTGAGATATTTTTCTTCCTTCATCTTTAATAACTTCTACAGCAGGTTTACCTCCTTTAGTTTCTTGTACTTCTCGTTGTTCTAAAACACCTTTACCAATTTCAAATAAATCAGCAACATTGTACATTTCATCATAGTTAATAGCCATATCTGCAAAAGCTAATAGTGTAGATGTTGTATCTCTACTGAGAAATTCCGAATTCTCAAGTTCTCTAGTAAAGTATACTGGTACACTCATTACTTCTCTATTATTGAAATCTCGCATTGCTAAAGTAAATCCTCTATCAGCATCATCTATTCTACTAATAAGTTGGTCAGAAATAGAATTTTTAATCTCAGCACCCCAATTAAGAATGTTGGTAGAACCAAGCCTTTCCATTAAGTCTTTTCTAATTTGCACAGCAAGATTAGGATTTTTTTCATACAAATCTTTAGGAAGAAGTTTTATTAATTCTTCTCTAATACTCATAAATTCGTTATAGTAATCTTGTTGAGCTTTAGTAAGATTTAATTTGACACCATAAATAGAATTCTTTGGTTTATTTAATTCTGAATGTGTTTTATACCAATCTGCTTTTTCTTTCAATTTGGCTTTACCAGCATCTCCTGTAGCAATCTCTCCGTATTTAATGTTAAGCTCTTTTAGCATTTGGGCTTCATCTTCTTTATATTTAGTCCAATTTAATTCTGAAATATAAACATTAGATAAGCTTCCATCTGCTTTTCTTTCAAACATCCAATCATTATTAGAAATGCCAGAATCTTTAAGTTTCTTAGATGCTGCTAATAATCTTTTTTGAATTTCAAGCACTCTATTTCTCTTGTTTTCTTTAGCGGTTTTCATTGCTCTATCTGCGAGTTTAATAATTATATCTCTAGATTGAGCAGCACTGTCTAACCAAACACTAAGAAGTCCCATGTCTTCACTAGAAGATTGAAGCAAGTCTACAAGGTCATTAGAAGTAATTATTTTATCTTTAATATTAATTCCTTCTGAAGGCATATAAACAGCTAACCAATTACTAAAAGTATTAAGAGTTTGTCTATTAAATTCAATTTTAACATTGCTTACTTCAGTGTTAAAGTTATTTAATAGAACTTTTATAGACTCCATTGAGGTTTTATCTGTCCAATTGTCTTCGTCTAATAAACATTCTTGTATTAGACCAGTAACACTGTTGTAGCCATCAAGATAGTTTTTAATATTTCTTAATTGATATGCTTTATATTGTAGATTGTCACTATTTTTAACATCGTTTAATTTAGATGTTAATTGTTTTAATTCATTAACACTATTAGTAATATAACTAAGAATACCTTTAGAAAAAGAGTTTTTAGCCAATAAAGTTTTTAATTCATTAATATTAGATTTTTCTTTTTCTTTCCAAGATTCAATGGATTTTTGCTCTTCTTCTGTAAGATTCTTTTTCTCATTAAGTTTAGTGTAAAGATTTAGGCGTTTAATAAGAGTATTAATACTTCTATTTAGTATTTCTTTTTGTCTAATAGTTTTCTTTTCTAATTGATATAATTTATCAGATACTTCGATTTTATGAGTTTCTAATTTAGAAGTATTCAAAATTGTATTAGAAATTTGACCCGCTAAATCTTCAGATTCTTTAATAGCTTCTTCAAAAGAAAGTTCATCTAAAGAACTGAACCTTGATTTAATTTTAGAAAAAACTCTTTGTAAGAATGATTTATTCTCTGTAATTTCTTCATTGGCAAAGAAATGTTTTGCAACAATTTTACCAGCAGCTTCTCTAACTAACTGTTCTTCGCTGTAAATAGAAGCATAATGTTCATATTGTTCTCCTAAAATAGATTTAGTTAATTCTTTTGTTCTAATAAGAGTCATTAATCTTTGAACCAATACATCATCTTGCATAGTTTCTAATACAAAATGAGCAAACTCTTCACCCAAAGCAGCTTGTCCTTTAGAGCCTTTAGCTAATCTAATAATATCAGAAATTCCACTAGCAGCAGTTTTAGCTACTTCAAATTCAGTAACTCCATTAATACCTAATTCTTCTTCTAATTGAGTTAAAGAGCCTATTGTAAATCCATTAGTTGTTAAAATATCAGATATTCTTCTATTAATAAGAGTATTAGATTTCATCTTTCTAGCTTCTAAATCATTAGAATCTGTTTTTCTTTCTATTGAAAGATAGATAGAATCATCTTTTCTTCTTAAAATAGCTGTAAATTTCTTATTAAATTCAGAATTATCATTAAATTCTATAGCCTTATTTACAATAGCATTATAGTTTTCTGTAGTATCTTCTACGGGATTATTCAGATTACCTGTAATTCTATTAATGTAATCAATAGAATCACTGTCTTTCATATAAGATTCTAAATCAAGATTATTAATTAGACTAGTTAAAGTAGGCTCTCCCAACTCATCTAATGTTAATTTATCATACCAATCTGATTGGAAATCTTCGTTTTTTGTAATTAAATACAATTTCTTTGCTTGACTTCTATTATTTGAAGTATAAGACAGTAAGTCTTTGAATAACTTACTGTCTTTTACTTCATTGTTTGAAGTCTTTATACTAGGATATAAAGCACAACTTTTCATTAGTCACAAATCTTTTGATTATTAGCATCTATAAAATCTTCTTTAGGAATATAATTTTCAATTTGTCCTAAATCTTTACTTGTAGTTTGTACTTCCCAAGAAATTTCAACATCTTCAATACCTGAATATTCAGAAGTTGATTCTGGAGAAGTATTTACTTTGAAATTTTTAGGAATTGATGTTTCAAAAAATTCAACTCCTGGTAAGTATTCTACTAATTTACCTCTATAACCAAGTGGAAATACCTCGTTATAAGTAACAACAGAATTTGTTATATCTTCGGTGTTTTGAAGTTTCCAATATCTGTAATTATCTCCATGTTTTGTTTTTATATATTGTTTTGGAGAATAAATTGTTACTCCGTGTGTTTTAGTTTTATCTGCTTTTACATTATTTCTAATAATATCGTTAGATAAATCTAGGTCTAAAGAACCGTTACTTTCAACATTATTAAAATAATTAGAAGCTTCATTACATTCTGGACATATTGTATTATTATACAAATGATTTAAAGCAAATTGATTAACAAATTCATAAGTAGAATTATCTCTTATCATTAATTCTTTAAGCCTCTTATTATAACCTTCAATTTGTTGTCTTATGCTGAGAGGAGCTAAATGTATAAATGTTTGACCATTATAATAAAGACCTCCAATATAAAGACAATATTGAAATAATGTTATTCCTAAGTTTCTTACTTCTTCATTAGAACTATTAAGCAACATTTCCCAATCTTTAGAATAAGCTTCTTTCATTTGTTTAGAAAGATTACCAGTATTCTTAAACTTAAGAATTGTAATAGGCAAACTTCTATTATCTTCGATAATATTTTTAATAAAGTTATTATTTCTTAATTCTTCTATAGAATCTTTCATTGAAGTAAATTCTTTAGGAAAGTTATTAAAGAAATAATTTATTAAATCTTTACCATAGTAAGTAGTACCTTTTATTGTAGTTTTATTCAAAGAAGGCAACTCTGCTAACCAATAAGTCATATAATCTTTATAAGCCCTATCATATACTTTAGTATTATACCTATTTAAATTACCAACAATATTACTTAATTCACTAAACATTGATTGTACTTGGGTGTTGTTCTGAGGAAAATATTGTTGCATTATAGCATTTACTCCTCCAATACCAGCAATAGTAGCAATGTTTAACATTGGAATATTTGAGGTGTCTTCATAATTACCATCATACAAATCTAAAGCATCATCTGTAAGACTTGAAGTATTAATAATATTATTATAAATAATATCAGGAGTATCAAGATGTATTAATTCTTGTTCTCTAGCAATATTACTTAATACTGTAGAATCTATACTACCGTTAGAAGTATCTCCTCTATTGTTTCTAACAATATTACCAAGTTGAGTACCTAATTTATAAAGTCGTTCAAACAAATCAAATACTGCTAATTGTTTGAAGTTATAATTAGCTGATTTATTAGGAGAAATGTTCTTAATTAAATCCTCTATAACTACATCAGGAAGTTTAACATCTTCTATTCTAGAAGCTCCAATACTTTCTAAATAAGTCTTTTTAACATCATCAAAAACTTGATTAATACTCATATTTGTAGGTTTATTTAATACAGCTGTTGTAATTTGTTTTACTATAGGCTGATTCATAAACATACCAATTTCAAATATAGGAGCACCAAGTCTTAATAATAATGAAGTAACATTACCAGTAAAAGTATTTTGATTTAAAGAACTTAATGTAGGGTCTTTAACATTATCTACAGAAGCTGCAGAGAATTGACCAATATTATCAGAAATTCTCTGATTAAATTTACCTAGCTGATTATGTAAAGATTGATATGTAGTTCCTAAAAAGTTTAAAGGTGTTTTCAATGCTAAATCAGTATATTGAGACAAAGCATTATGTACAGAGCTATTAGCATACATACCAATCATTTTACCTCCTACAGCGTTTTGATTATGAAAATAAGTTTGTGTTGTAGGACTAAGAGGATTCAAAGGTTTAATATGTTTAGCTAACAATTTCTTAACACTCTTTAGTGATAACACCTCCAGCTTTTTAGGTAAATCTTTGACTTCTACTCCTAAAGATTTTGCTAAATCATCATAAAAAACTTCTTTAAGCAAATCACAAATTTTACCAACTCTAGATGCTTCATCAAAATTACCAGGTTTCAATATTTGTGGAGTAACTTCTTTACTACTAAGAATTGCATAAAACAAATCTATTAAACCATTAGCTTTTTGTTCAGTTGTATTCTCATTAGCTTGCTTACTATAATCATAAGAAATTCTTTTAATTATAGGTTTGTCATATTTAAACTCTTTCTTATGCTCTTTATACCAATTTTCAAAATCACTTTCAGTAGAGTCAAAGCTTTCATCACTCATTCTAAAAGCCTCTCTTGCAGCGGATTTATCATACTTAATAACCTCTGTTTCTGGGAGCATTAAGAAAATACCATCAACATCAAAATCAGCTCCTACAATAGTAGTAATATCAGCAGGCAATGCAATTTTAGCTCCTTCTTGATGTGGTAAGAATCCCTTGATTCTAATAGGTTGCATTGAGAGCTTATTCTCGGTAGGAATTCTATAGCCGATACACTCTCTGAGTTCTATAGGAATATCATTTATATTAATTTCATGAGTTCCATCAATAGTATTAACATTGCTAAATAAATCCCTTGTATAAGCTGGTAAATAAGCCTCGTAGTAAGCTATGGAAGTACTCTTGGCACTATTTCTATAGTTAGAATAAGAATTACTGTATTGAGTCTTAAGCTTATTAAGAAGTTTTATTTCTTGCTTTGAAAGACCCTTAGTATTTCCATCCCATTCAACTTCTGTAAAAATAAGATTATTGTTTTGGTCTTTAAACCTAAGCATTAAATCTTTGTGATAACCAAAGTTGCTTACTTGAATAGCTTTAGCTCCTTTAGTTTTTTGTTTAATTACAGCAGTTTTAACAATACTACAAAGAAGATTTTCAATTCTTTCTGATTGTATTGGGTCAAACAGCGGAGTTACAAAATCAACATTACCATTTTCATCTGTAGTAAGAGTACAAGCTTTCCTCATCTCATCGGTGTATCTAGAATTACCTTTCATTTGTTTTTGAAGTAATCTTTCAACACCCTCTTTAGTAGAAAGTTCGTTATAGACTTCTTTAAATCCTTCTTCAAATAAAGAGGTCATTAAAGCATTGTAGTGTTTCCAAAGTTCATCTCTTGATTTAAACTTTTTATTACCTACTTTTAAAGTATAATTTTCAGGTAAATCTGCCATTATAAGTTTTCTTAACTGAGAGCCAATAAGTGACTCCGAGTCAAACATATGTTCTGGTGTTTCTACTTGAATACCATAATCTTCTGTAGGATAAGTATGAATAACTTCAGGATTATCTAAACCATCTATAAGAGCATTGTCTACAAGAGTTTGATAAGTTCCATCATAATCAGTATCTTCAATAGCACTTAAATCAATAGGTCCTTGACATCCAGCTTTAACCGCCGAGTTAAACATTACAACATCAATCTTGTTATCTTCCATAAATTGATGGAGAGCCTTAAGCTTTGGTGAAGTATTATTTGGTCCAGCAATAACATCATAAATAGCTAATAAAACAGATTCTGAATTCTTATGTTGAGTAGGCATTTTAATATTTTTACCATCTCCTAAACCACTAGGAACACCTATTTGAGTAAACACAAACGGTTTAATGGTTTGAAGTACAACATCAAAATCTTTTGGTTTATAAGTATTATTTACGAAATTATTATAAGCTCTTTCTAATTCATCCGTCCATTGACCAGACATTCTCATAATGTTTCTATAAGAACTTAAAGGTCTGTAAGCTTGAGCATCAGTAACATTAACTTTTTTAAATTTAGATAATATTTTATTTAAAGAGTCTTTGTCGTCTTTATAATAATTAGTAAGTAATTCTTCAATTTCTCTATAAGATACTGAAGTGATTTCTTGGTCTGTTAAATATAAAACTCTTTGATATTTATTACCTCCTTCAATGTTAGTATATAATCTCTGTGTTTGAGCATAAACCTCTTTAAATCTTTTTTGAAAATCATTAAGATTCTTATAAAAACCTAAGTCTGTAGTAAGAATTTCTATAATCTGAGTTTGTGCATGAGCATTATTCCAAAAGAATTCTTCAAGTTGAGAATCTGTATAATTAAGTCCTTCTAGAACACCTTGTTGCTGTATTGTAGAAACAAAATTATTAAATTCTTCATTTTGAATGTCTTTAATTGCATTTTTAATATTGTTTCTTACATTCTTTTTTTCTTTAATCTTACCATTAATATAATCAATAAAATTAACTCCATCAATTTTATAATCATTTAATGAATGGAAGAACTTAAAACTAGCAGCATTAGGCTGTCCTTCAACAATATCAAAGTTGGCAATAGGTTGGATATTACCATTATTATACCTATTAATAACAAGATTGATTCTTTGAATTTCTTGAAGAACTGTATCAGTCATTTTATCTGCAATATAATCTTTATAATCATCAATTATATTACCATCAACAACCATACCGTCTACATACTTTACAAATTTAAAGAATTCTGATGAAGGTGCATCTGCTAATAATGGACAATAATACCAAGCATCTTCTTTACCTCCTGAGAAATATTCAGTAAGAATACTTCTCATATAATACTTTTCATCTTGGTTATCAAACTCTTTTCTATCAGATGTAAGAACTACTTTTCTATCAAGTAAATTTCTATACTTTTTATCAGAAATTAATTTGCCAATCCAATCATTCCACCACCTTTCTTTACCATTAGAAATAGTTTTAAAGAAACTATATTGACCGTATTCATTTTCTATAAAGTCTTTAAACTTTTCTTCAGTAGAATATTTAATCTTATTAAGTAATCTACCCATATAAGATTGTGGTGAATAACTTTGATATGACTTACCAGCCTCTTTAAAGTTAGGAATAATAGCTCCTTGAGGAATTATATTGAGTTGTTTAGCAATCTTATTATAAGCACCATTATTCTCATTTAGAAGGTCATAAGAATCAATCTTATTTTCAGAAACTTCTGAAACACCTTTAAATATATTATAAAGGTTATCTAAAAGGTTTTCTAGAGGAGCGTATTCAGCAGATTTTCCGAGATTCAATCCAATATATTCAAGAATTTCATCTTTAGTAGCACTAATACCAACACTATTTAATAATTCTTCTATAGCATTAACAGTAGAATCTTTAGTAAGATATTCATTAGGATTGGTTTGTTTTTTTATATGGTCTTTGAATTTTTCAACTCTTTCTTTACCAATTGTGCCATTTTTAGGCACAATCTTACCAAAATCATCATATACAGAGTTTTTAGTAAATCTAGTACCACTTTCAAAATTATCTCTCCAATCATTAAGTAAATAATAATGACTAGCAGATTTATTTACTTGTTTAGTTTTATAAGTAATCTTACCATCTTTTTCAGTAGTATATTCAATCCAATAAGGCACAAACTCTTTAACTAAATCTCTATAGAACAAAGCTTGTAACTTCTCATCTGCTTGAAGTTTCTTAATAATCTCTTTAACCCAAACTTTAGACTTTGCTAATTCTTCTAAAGCTGGGAAGAAGTTATCAGAATTAGTAATTTTACTTAAAGTATCAAGTAATACTGCATGTACATAGTCTGCTGAAAGATTTCTATAAAAACCTAAATCATCTTTCTCATACTCTCCTAATTTGTTAATTTTAGGAACTTCTGATATTACTTTTCTAACTTCTTTAGAAAGAGAGTCTCTTAAAGGAATTAATCTGGCTTTAATCATCCAACCATCCTTATATACTATTTCAGTATCTTCGGTGTCTGAAGAATCTCCTTTATTAGTAGCATCATCATTATCATCATTAAACTTTACATCGTCAGATACTTTCTTTTCAATAAAGTCTAGTTTAATACCTTCTGATACTAACAATTGGTCAGCGACTTCCTCTAACAATAAATCCCAATTATCTTGAATCTTTTGGAACTCAATAGTTTTGTACTCTTTATTAGGGTCGTTGTCTTTGATAGAGCTAGGATGTAATAGTTGATTCTTAATTATTTCAAGAATACTTAAAGCATTATTAAGTTTATAATTATCTCTAGTTTTAGTGTCAGCTTCGCTTCCTACTTTTTTATTAACTATTTGAGAGAATAATCTTGAAATAAGTAATACTCTATCTTGTCTTTGTTGAGATGTTTTAAAAGACTGTCTTAAATGTTCATTTTTATTTGAAACAGAATCTTCAAAATAATCAAAATTATCAGAATTGAAATATGAGAATGTTCCATTTTCTATAACAAAATCTAAATAATCATGTGTTACTGATAGAACTTTTTCTAAAAGAGTATTAGAAATATCAATACCAAATACATCACTGAACAAATTCTTTAAAATATCAATAAATTTATGCCATATAGATTGATTTTCATCATATTTAATTTTAGCTAATTCTTTTTGAAAATCTGTATTAGACATTAATTCTGATACAAATTCAATTTCTGAAGATAATCCGTACCAATTATCTCCTAAAACTTCTTTGGCTTTATTATAAAGTTTTGATATTTCTTTCTTAAATTTAATATCAACTTCTCTTGCACCAAATATTTTTGCAAGACCTTCAGATGAGCCTAAAATATCTCTAGTTAAAGGGTGAATTAGTTCGTGTACTAGTATTCTTTGTGCTTTGTCTATTGTATTAGCTTCCATCATCATTGAAGCTAAAAACTTTTCTTTATTAATATTTAGAGTAACAACACCTTGATTATAACTAATGCCTGCTATTTCATTTCCTTCATATTTAACATTAAATGTAATTCCTAATTTAGAATAACCTTCTATTAATTTGTCTAATAGTTGTCTTGTATAATTATTAGAAGAATTATCTAAATTCTGAACAAATTTAATAAAATTATTTGCATTCTTTGGAAAACTACTATTTGCTAAATTTCTTAAATTAGAATCATTTAAAGATGTTAGAATATTATCTTCTGTTAAGAAATCATAACCCTGAATATAAATGTTTTGATCTCCCATAACAAAAAAATTGTATTCTTTATTATTATAAAGTACTTTTCCTCTTTTTAAAATACCATTATAATAGTTATGTTCATCTATATTAAATTCTTCTTCTAATTCTCTATTAATTTGTGTAGAAAATCTTTCTAAAATAACAGAGAGTACAGGATTTCTTTGAGCTGTTTTCTTTCTGTATTTTCTAAGTTGTTTTTCTTTATACTGACTTAAAGAATAAGAATTTAATAATCTTGATATTTCATCTCGTGAAGGTAAACTATCATAGTTTCTAGTTTTATTTCTCCAAAGATTAATAAGATTTTTAATTCTTGCTTCAGATTCTCCTAAATCTGATAGAGAATTAATAAACTCTTTAACTCTAGGCGAGTCTAAATCTATACTACAAAAACTCATAAATATAAATTTTATTTGTTAATAATCATTTAAAGTGCAAATATAATTAGAATTTATTAATTCTCAAACAAAATAATTCATATTATTTTATCTAACTAACAAGTTTATAATAAGTTATTAAAGAAAAAAGGGGAATAGTTTAATACTATTCCCCTTAATTAACATTAACATTTAACTTTTATTACTATTATAAAACTCTTCAGGATTAAATTCTTCCCAATGAGTTTGTATTTCTCTGTAATTACATTTTCCATTACAGAAATGTGCAATCCAAATATCTAATGCTTCCTCACCATTACCATCTAAACTAAATAGCATTTTAGGAAACTTTCTAGATATTTTAATCATATCTTCCTCCCAATCATACCATTTAGATTCTGAGCCACCATATCGTTCAAAGTCTTTAGCAAACCCTGTAATATTATCTAACTCTTCCCAAAATTGCTCTTCTTGATTATCTGGGTCTTTAATAATTTCTAAAGTATACCAAGTATAATATCCCATATTAAATTAATTTAGCTTCTGTAAATTGTGATAACAAATCATCTGCAAGCACTTTAATATCTGGATGTGGTTTACCTGTAATTCCTTTACTTCTCAAATCAAAGAAATGTTCCCAATCAGATATAAAACCAGTCATTATAAGTTCTGTTTTACAGTCATTAGGTAATACTCCTCTAGCCTCTTCAGCTTTTAAACCACATTCATCCACTAGTAAATACATATAATCTTCTTCTGCTTTTTTAAGAAATTCCCACCAACAATTAGTAGCTCTATCTAAAGCTAACATATGTATTCTAATTATATCAGGAATAGTTTGCTCATCAAGAATATAACTATTAGAAGTTCCAGTAAGAGGATTTATAGTATCAGCAATTTCATATATTCTAGATTTAACCCATTCTGGAATAATATAAGTAATTTCTCCTCCCATTCGTTCTTTAGAATACATACAATATCTTTGACTTTCTTGTAAGAAACTAAATTTACGATGTCTAACTGCTTCGTGTGATACACCTCTAGAACAAATAAATCTTGCAGTTACTCTCTTTTCATGATGTTTAGTAGGTTCACATAAATATTGCAAATCATCATTTCTATTATTCTCAAAGATTACTCTATAATTCGTACTAATATAAACATCAATTTTATAATGATCTTCAGTTTTAATTACTACTTTAGAATAAGGATTTTTTTCATAAAACATTCTAATATTAACCAATTTCATATAGTTAATATCATGCAGAGGAGAGCAATATGAGAAATATAAATAAATAGTACCATGCTCTAATACAGCACCATGATTAGATTTGCACATAGCTTCTACAAATTTTTTTGCAGAACTATCTGTCATTTTATCTAAAGATTTATATGCGGTCCTGCCTGCAATTTCACATTGTTTATATGCCCCAAGAAGACCTTCTGCTTGAGGCAATATTTCTACTGAACTTTCTATTAGTTTCATATTAATTCATTGGTTTCACATAAACAATCTCATCAATATCCCAATACTCAGACTTTACATAATCTATAGCATCATTTGCCGTTCTAGCTTCAGTCCATACTTTACTAGTATCTCCTGATTTATCTGCATAACAAACTATCCACTTTTTCATATCATATATAACTTTTAAATTGTTCTTTACAATGATACCATTTATCCTCTTCTTCAAATGGTATAAAACCCCCTACAATTCTATATCCGTCTTCTTGAATAGCAAAAACTTCTCTAGCTATAGTATCTTCTTTACATCTAACTAAATCTCCTATTTTAAACTTAGGTGGTAATTTATAATTCTCCCACTTTTTAAGTTCTTCCTCTCTACGCTTTTTATCTTCTTCTAATTTATCTTGATATTGTTTATCCCAAAATTCTTTCCAATCTGGACCATATTCATCAAGCATAACATCTTCAAATTCAGAGCCGTATTCATCCATTTCCCAAAGAAGTAAAGGATTTTTATCTTTTATTTCAATAGTTTTACCTTGAGATTCCCAATATTTTCTTACAGTTTCTTTGTTAGATGTAGGAGACCCTCCTAAACAGATGTGAAAATCAAAAATTTGTCCTGTATTATCAAATTTATAGTAATCTTTACAGTTTTTAATACAATCAAATACTAAATCTGTAACTTTATTAGCTAGATTTTCATCATTTATTATATTTTGTATTTGAACTCTTAAAGGTTTAACTCTTTCATAAGATCTATATCCTGGATGTGTAAAACCATTTTCTTCCATTGTTTCAGGAATATATTTATCTTTATTACCTCCTTTCTTAAGGTATTCTTCAAGAATTTCTATATATTCTTTCCATTTAGGTTTAAATCCATAAGCTTCAGAATATTTATTTCTTATGTATTCAAACTCTTCTCTAGATAGATAGTATCTATCATATACAGGATTTTCACGAGAATCTTCTATTTCACCAGATTTAACCTTTTCAAGTAATTCTTTGTAATTGACAGGAGGTTGAGCCTTTGAATACATTTCTTCCATGCATTCATCTATTGCTCTTTTTATTATAACATCTTTACTTAGCATACTCTAGTATCTTCTAATGTTACTAACAAATCTTTAGTTGTTTCGTCTACATAAATTTGAGTAACTTTAAAGAATTGATTATCATCAATAAAACTGCCAACTTTGGTAAATGGACCTCCAGATGGATCAAAAGCTTCTATGGTTTTATTATCATCTCCGGGAATAATTCTATAACTATATGGATTATGTGTAAAATCTACTTTATAAACATTCTCATTAAGAGGTATCAATGTTACATATTCTTCTGGGTATCTACTTGGTAAAACTATATTTTGTTGATAATTAATATTCATATTATTCCTCTATTACAGTAAATTCATCTTCTTCCCAATCATTCATCCAAAGTTCACGTCTTTCTCTGTAAGTTTCATCGTCTGCTAGTTGCTTTAAAGTAGATTCATCATAAGGACCCTCTACCTCTAAGTCTATGTATTTATAACAAGTAAAACTTACACAAACTTGAACTTTTTTTGTTTTTTCATTATAGGAGGCTCGTACATCGTACTTTGCTCCCATTGGATAATCACTCATGATATGTAATACATTCAGTTGTTAATAAATTTGATGCAATACCAACAGCGTTTGTAATAGCATTCTTTAATACTAATGTTGGGTCTATAACTCCAGATTCTTTGAGGTTTTCCCAGTTTAAAGTCTTAAAATTATATCCTACATCATCTCTTTCATAGTTCCATTGAGAATATATTTCTTTATAATCTAAATCACTATTAATACACAACTGTTCAAAAGGTGTTAGTATAGCATTCATTACAAGATTATAACCATCAATTTGAGAATTAAGAGTAGGACATTCATTATAATGTTCAATAGAACATCTCATAAATGTCATTCCACCACCTTCAGAAATACCTCCTTGTAAAGCTGTTTGTAATGCACATACAGCATCTTCAATTCTGTCTTTTTTCTCATTAAGTTCTAATTCTGTGGTTGCACCTACAAAAATAGTAACTACACTACCGTAAAGTCTTGCAATTCTATTATTGATAGTTTCTCTTTCATACTCTTCAATTTCATCAAGTAATCTAGTTTGAAGTTTATTTATTTGAATATTACAAGACTCTCTTAATGTATCATTTATAATACTTGTTTTTTCTGCAGAAACCACAATTTTATCAGAACTACCTAAAAACTTAATAGGATTAATATTATTACTAGTATAAATCTCTCCTTCAATATAAGCCGTTATATCTTCAATCCATTGCTGTCTATTACCCGCAAATCCAGGTAGTTTAATAGGACAAATTTGTACTGCTCCAGACTTATAATTTTTAAACATACTCATAAATATGTTTTCATTAAAATCTGGTGCTATTACTATCAATGGTTTATTGTTTTCCCTAGCATGCTTCATCAAATCAACTAAAGTTTTATTAGTTAGTTCTATTGATGATATAAATACTAAAGGATTCTCATATTCAATAGTGGTTTTTTCACTATTTAGAAAATGAGGAGAAATATATCCTTTATCAAAGGTTAATCCACTATCACATCTAATGTAGGTTTCTGGTGTTTTAGAGTCATCAATTTTAACAACTCCTACTCCTTTTGCTTTAAGAACTGCATCAAGGGCTGTTTGACCAACAATTGAATCATTATTAGCTGATATAGTAGCAATACTTTTAAGTTTTTCTATATCTGTAATATCAATTATTTCATTTTTAGAATCAATATAGCTAATAATATCTTCTAGAGCCATTTGCACCCCTTGTTTAAGCAATGTTGGGTTATCTCCCTCTTCAATTAATTTTAACCCCTCATTAAATATTGCTTGAGTTAATACCAAAGAGGTCGAACTCCCATCTCCTACACTTTTAGCAGTATTAGAAGATGCTTCCCTTACAACATTAAGAATACCATTTATTATAGGGTCACTAGAAGTAACATTTTTTGCTACAGTAATACCATCTTTAGTTAAATGAGCATCACCATAATTATTAATTGTTAATACATTTTTACCTCTTGGACCTAGTGTAACTTTAACAGCATTACATATTAAATCCACGGCTTCTTTTAGTTGTAAATGAGCATCTTTATTAAATAATACATCACTATTCATCTTTTAAAAGTTCTAAATATTTATCTAAATACCAACGACTTTTAGCCAAATCTTCTGTTGTTTTTCCTTTATTAAGACACCTAAATTGATACTTAAAACTATTAAGTAAACAAAATGCTAAAACCATATCTTTACCATAAAGTTTTAGCATTACATCAATACAAGATAAATCCCCAGCTTGATAGTGTTGTGGAGAATTAACCATATCTTTAGATTCAGCTTTCGCTACATACATCTCTTTTTGCATCTTTCCACCGTATTATTCTAAAACCATTATCAAATACTACCTTCTTAAATTCTTCCCAAATTTGTCTGTTAGATTTAGGATATGTTATATTGCACTTCCACCAATTATCAAATCCTAAAGATTTAGCAAAGTCGTTCTTAACATAATTTCCTACTCTCCAATGCATTTGATTATAAAAATGTTTCCAAGCATCTTGATATGTAGCATGGAACATTCTACCTTGTTTTGGTGCAAATATTTTATCATTATACATAATAACAAAGGCATCGTCTAAATTATTACATTGTATAAAATCACTTGCTAATATTTTGTCTGTTAGTTCTTTAGTAAATTCCATTTTAAAATAATTTAATGTATCCAACAAATTCCTACTGAACTTTCTGCAGGAATCTTGCTAAATTTACAATAATGTGTGGAAGCTTCTTCCATAGTTTTTTCAAGTAGTTTAGGAAAATCAATTAGTTCTTTAGGGTATTCACAGCATATTTCATCATGAACTACTGCTACAAGTTTGATTTTATTAAAATAGTTATTAACTACAATCCAATTAAATAAATTAATACAAGCTAGTTTAGTTATACAAGCGCCACTACCTTGAGTAGGACAGTTCCTAGCAAGTCTATCATATTTACTTGCAGCTTGAAAATGCTCTCTTACTTCCATAGCAATAGTGTCTCCAGTTCCTTTATGCTTTTGTTTATAAACATCCCAAAATCCAGGTTCGTTAAATCTCTTTTGTCTTTCCAACCATTTGTCATGGTCCCACCACCAAAGTTTATGACCAGTAAACTTATTTATAACAATATAGCCATTCTGTCTTACAAACTTTGAACCTTCAGAAGCAAACTTTGAAATTCCTTTAAAACCCTTATTTAATCTATTTACATATTCTTGGGCTTCCTCAACAGTACATTCTGCTGATTGTGCTATAGTAGGTGCTGCTGCGCCAAACATCCAAGCAAATTCAACTGCTTTGACTGCTTTTCTCCATTGAGGAGCTTTCTTTTTAACATCTGCTACACAAGTACATCCTAATTCTTCACATTCTTTTCTAAATACCATCCAAGCAAATAGACTATGAGTATCTTTTGAACCGTAAAGAAATTCATATTGAAACTCTTTATCATCATAAATATCGGCACCTAAATATGATTCCATTGCACTGAAGTCACAGCTAACAAAGAGGTTTCCTTCCTCAGATACAAAAGAGCTTCTAGTCTCTTCGTTTGCGGGTAGTTGTTGAATGTTAGGATATTTTACTCTACTTGGAGCAATTTTCTTTAGTTTTGCTAAATCTTCATTAGACTGGTTACTTCCACAAGACATTCTTCCAGAAGAAGCACCTAATTGCTTAAAGACAGTGTGTATTCTACCTGTTTTAGGATTAACACAATCTAAATGGCCTTGACCATAAGTAGAACATACTTTAGCATACTCTTGATATTTAAAGTATAAATCTAAAAATTCATCATTAATTCCTTTTTGTGATTTTAAATACTTTTCAAGTACACTATCTTTATCTTCTCCAGTCTTTTTATCTTGAACAGTTGTATCAAAACCTAATTTTTTAGCCACTTTAATAACTTGCTGAGAGCTTGACCAATTAATATTTACTCTAGGTGTTAAATCGAAACCATCAAAAAGAGAACCTTGTCTTTCAATATATGTAAAATCTTGTAGTTTATCATTATTTACAACAAAGTTATTTAACGCTTTTTCTGCTTGCTGTAAATTTTGATTATCTACAAGCATTTTTTCTCTCCACTTTTTTTCATCAAGTTTAATACCACACCATTCTAAATACGCTATTGCTGGTACAAAGTCACACTCTAATTTAGCTCCAACTAAACATTGTTTTTCTTTACAATCTTTTATCTGAAGTTTCATTATTTCACCTAAGAACTGTACATCTCCAGCAGCATACTTAATTACCTGAGTATCAAGACCCCTCCAAATGATCTCACCTCTAGTAGATTTATCAATATCAATACCTAATCTTCTTTCTGCAATTCCTTTTAAAGAATATGATATTTGTCCTGCAGGATATCCTAAATACAATAATTGTTCTACAATCATTGTATCATAAATTTTTCTGGGGATAATATTGTAATTATACAAAAACTGTAAATCAAATTTAAGATTTTGTCCTATACAATAATTAGTCTCTAGAAAATTTTTATATTTGGTAATATCTATAGTAGTAGCATCAATTACTAATTGTATTGTACCATCTATATTACCTATTTGAATACAGAGAATTTCATTAATATGGCTGTCACACCCTGTAGTTTCCGAGTCATATTGATAAATTTTCCAATTTTTAATTAGCTCTAACGATTCTTCTAAAGTAATTGTTTTATATTCTGAAGATTCAAATAGTTCTTGTTGGTTGCTTACAAGATAAATCATTTTACATATAATGCTAATGAATCATAATCAATAATGTATTTATGTTTTGCGAAGAAGTTACTACCGAGAATACCATGAATTGTTACACCTGTTTCTATTTTAATACTATCAAAAGCATCATCCATATTACTAATTAAAAAACATTCATCATATTCTCTTTTGTCATCAAATTTGATTACAAGATTAGTAATTCTGTTTAAATTGATGTTACCTCCAGCAGTATTAGTTTCAACACCATCAAATTCTTCACATTGAAGTTTCATTTTCATAGCTACTGATTCATTCAATATTGAATTATTAGCACCAGTGTCTATAAGAAAATTTAACTTCTTACCTTTACCTATAAAAGTAACAACAGGAAGCTCTGTTAAATCCAGAGCCTCCTTAAATGAAATCTTCTTTCTATTAGATCTTTTTAAGTCTTCAAAGAAAGTAATTGTTAGTGCTACAAAAATAGTAACACAAATAATAAATAATATTTTAAAAATCATTAATTACTATTTAAACCAGAGTTTAATTAACTCCGCTTGTACCAAATCCACCACGATCCTCGTTATCAAGAGAATCTACCCATTCAAATTCAATCTTATTAGTAAACAACCATTTAAGTTTAGTCCAAATTGAAGCTTTCTGACTAGGTTGAATCCTAAATTGACAAATTCTATCTCCTTCAAATATTACAGTATCTGCAAATGCTAATACTGGCATACGCCATTCATCATTACTGCCAGAAAAGGAACTATCCACAATACCTAAATGATTCGTTTGTATCATCTTCCACAATTTAAATGTACCGCTTCTAGGTGCAATTACAGCTTCAAAGTCCTTAGGAAGCTTCATTGCAAAACCAAGAGGGATTAATTGATAATCAAATACTACATCTCTCTTATCTCTCTTACCATTAAGAGTATTAGCATATGGAGCCTTTAATTCAGTAGTAATTGCTGAACGCAAGTCAACCCACTCACCTTTATCAATAAATTCAAATTTACAATTAGGATTAATTAGTCTTACTTTTATCTTCATTTTTCTTCTTTTTTGATTGTTTCTTATTATTACCTATTTTAAACCCTATAGGTTTAGTCTTTTTAGGTTCTGGTTGAACTGTAAAAGCATTAATTAATGCTTGATTATAACTATGTAGTTCTTCTACTTTATATTTCCATTTACCAAATAAAAAATGTTCCCTAGTTTTAATAACTACAGGAACATTATCTATTTCAGCAAGAAATTCTGCTTCTCTAATTTCTATTATCATGTATTACTCTATCTTTTAATTCAGCAAGTTTACCACTATTCCATCTATCTGTACATCCTACCAAATCACTTTTGTGGACTATTTCTTGCTCCGTAGAGCCGTTGCGTTTAGTCTCTGCATTTAGATAAATTATATCATAATCATAAATATGAGATCTTTTTGCTTTTAACTTTGTTCTTATATGGTCAAAAGATACATTATATAATGTAGATAAATATCTCGCACATTCTGCAATAGATTCTAAATATTTTTCTTCATTATTATTTTTAATAATAATTGGTTTCATTATAGATTTATTCCAATTTTGACAATTTATAGTACCCTTTTTTGATATGTTAGAGTGATCTCTATTTTTCATTTGCTCAGATCTTGTAACATATCTTAAATTACTATAATGATTGTTGTGAGAGTTTCTATCTATATGGTCTATCTCATATCCATCTGGTTTATCACCCAACCAGCATTCTGCTACTACTTTATGAATAGGAACTCTTATTGTTTTAGCTTCTGGTCCTCTTCCACCTACTCTAACAAAAGTTGTATAATAACCACTTTTAGAATGATGAAAATCTAATTTAATCTTAGATTGTTTTTTAGATTTAACATTTCTAAAAATAGTACCGTTTTCATTTACTTCATAAAGAAATTTTAATGATTTAATTTTTCTAAACTCAAGGTTTGAATTATTTTTCATTTCTTGATACCTCCTTAATTATTATTTTATTTCTGAACCTTATTAGGTTTCCAATCAAGGAAACTCTATACAAATATAATAAAAATTGTATAGATTTGCAACAGTTGAGGGGCATTTCGTTAGGATAACCCCGTAATTCTTTGTAAAATATCCATTCCTATATGACAGTAAGGACACTCTTTTGTAAATTTGTCATTTGCTTCGAAATTACATTTAGGACATCTAGCTTGAAAATGATTTACTGATATATAACCACAATCATTTTTTATTCCAAGTCGAACAATTGTATCTACAGCTTCTGGATTTTTAGTAATATCAGCATCAGCTTCTACATAAAATATATGACCTCCCAAAGTTAATTTATGATAAGGTCCTTCTATAGCAGCTTTATGTGAAGGTGTACATTTATAATATACTGGAACATGATTACTATTAGTATAATAATCCTTATCAGTAACTCTTTTAATTGTACCAAATTGCTTTTTATCTTTCAATGTAAACTTACCAGCAAGACCTTCTGCTGGTGTTGCAAGTACCGCATAGTTTAATCCACTTTCTTTTTTAGCTTTTCTGACTAATACATTTATATGATGTATAAGGCTTAATCCTAATTGTTGAGATTTAGAATCTTCACCATGATGTTTTCCTGTAAGTACAATCAAAGCTTCAGCTAAACCAATAAAACCTACACCTAAAGTGCCTTGTGAAATAATAGATTCTACAGTATCATCAATGTTAAGATTCTCAGAACCATTCCACATACCAGACATTAGTAATGGAAATTGCTTCTTTAATGCGGTTTTTTGAAAGTCGTATCTTTCTTTAAGTTGTTTTATAGTCAATTCTACAAAATAAGTAAGTCTTTCTGTATATTTTACAAAATTTCTATCTTCTTCTTGTAATTCTAATGCTATCTTAACAAGATTAATTGTAGTGAAAGATAGATTACCTCTACCAATAGATGTTTTAGGACCATTTAGATTTTCATAAACACGAGTTCTACAACCCATTGTAGCTACTTCATGCTCGTATCGTTTAGAATCATTTATATTCCAAGCATCATCTTTATTATAAGAAGCATCCAAATTTAAATAGTTAGGAAAGAATCTTCTAGCAGTTACTTTCCAAGAATATTCATATAAATCATAATTAGGATCTCCAGGATTAAGATTTACCCCTGATTTAATCTTCATAATCTGAATGGGAAAAACCGCAGTACAACCACTACCAACTCCTTGATAAGTTGATTTAAGAAGTTCTCTAATAATGCATCTACCTTCTGCTGATGTATCGGTACCATAATTAATACTACTAAAGGTTACTTGATTACCTCCCCTACTATGAATAGTATTACAATTATGAACAAAAGATTCCATCGCTTGATGAACTCTTTTAACTGTTGCATTTACAGCAGTTCTTATAATATGCTCGTTTTCACCAACATAATTTTTAGTACTCATTTCTACAAAATCATTTATAACAGCATTGTATAAATGTTTGTAATCTTTTTTAGTAAATTCTTCAAGTTTTTTAACTTCTTCAATGAATGTTGATCTTACATAAGGTGCCATATAGAAATCGAATGCGGGAATGGCTTGACCTCCATGCATCTCATTTTGTACAGATTCAAGAGAAATTACAGCAAGCATTGCGGCAGTTTCAATTCTTTTTGGTGCTCTAGCCTCTCCATGTCCAATCCTAAAACCAGACTTAAATATTCTATCAAGAGGATGTTGTAAACAAGTAAAACTCTTAGTAAGATAATAATCCTTATCATGTATGTGGATATAGTTATTTTCTACTGCTTCTTTTACTTCAGGGGATAGTACATATTTATCAACAAAAGGTTTAGTAGTTTCTGCAGAAAACTTCATCATCATTCCTGCGGGAGTATCTGCATTCATATTAGCATTATCTCTAGTAACATCGTTTTTCTCTACATTAATAATACTTTCAAAGAGCTTTCTAGTCTCTGTTTCTCTCATTGTAGCATGTTTATCTCTGTAAAGAATAAATGCTTTAGCAGTATCAAACCAACCATTCCTCATCAAACAATATTCAATAGTATCTTGAATTTTTTCTACAGAAACAGGATTTTCTTTTTCAAATAGTTTGTTTACTTCATCAATAAAGCCTTCTATATTAACAGTACTACAATCTATTCCAGTACTAACAAAAGCAGATTCTATAGCTTTTCTTACTTTTTCTGACTGATAATCTACTACACTCCTATCTCTTTTAATTACTTTACTTTTTGTATTCATTTAAAAATTGTTAAAATATGTGTACCAATGTAATATATTTTCTTTTCTATATTCGCATTCTTTTAGAGTATTAATTAGGATATTTAAATCTTCTTCTTTTAAATGTGTTAATACTATTTCTGATGTTTGTTGATTTTCATCTTGAAATTGTATTTGCACTTTATAAGAAGAGTCCTGTATAATCTCACATTTAATAAAACCTGTTTTTTGAACTTTTGTAAATGTATATATTATACTTTGATGTGATGGTTTATACTCTACAATTTTACTTATAGAATACATATTAAAATCTTGTATTCTATTAACAAAATTTAAAAACTCTTTTAATATATATTCGTTCATTGTTCGTAAAAAGATTTACAAAAATCGTTAATTGTCGTATTAAATTTATTACAACACATGAGTATAGCAGTTTGTATATTTAAATATTCCAATTGCTCTATTTCACCACAAAAATTAATTCCTGTAGAAGACCTTATTGTCATATAATATTTTTCTTCCTTGGTTTCCCAAACATTAATTGTTATATAATCTTCTTTACAATTACGTATGGTTAAACAATTGTCTGTACGTTTATATATGAAAGGATTGGTTGTAATTTTACATTTATCAGGAGTAGCATTCTCAATAATATTGAGAATATTTTGTATAATTGTATTACTTACCATATTTCTTAATAAATTCATTTAATTGTTTTCTAAGTTTTTCTTGATTTTGAATGTACTCATCATACATTTCAGGAGTTGATTTTATAATATTTTGTTCTTTTTTATTATTGTCTTTATCATATTTATGACACTCTTCATAAAAAGAACAACAATTACAAAATTGACTACCTGATTGACCGCAATAACAACCGCTCATTATTTACCATATTTTTCAATAAATTTAGCTATATTATTAGTATCTTCTACAACAATCCCTTCTGGAACAGGTGGTTCTTCTCTCAAATAATAATCAAGTTGCTTAACTATACCTCTCCAATTAGGAAATTCCACATCACCAATCTTAAAATCCACTGTAATTTTAGTATGAGGCCATTCCCACACCAAAGGTGTTCTAGTTCTATTACAAATAACTATAAACCTATAATCAGCTATTTTAAAGTCTTTAAAGTACTCGTCTTTTTCAATAGTTTTTTGTAAAAGATAAGAATATAAATTTGCCTGTATGAAATAATTATATTCTATAAAAGATTTATAAAAATTCCATTCTGATTTTCCACTCGACTTAAGGTCACAAGGATATATTATTTTATTTTTATGGTCAACTACAGCCAAATCCATCATAGCTTTTAATTCTATACCTTCATACTCTCCTGTAAATTTAAGTTGATATAATCTTTCAATATTATCATCGAATGGGTCATCATCTTGGAAATACCATTTAGTTGCATCAGATGTTTTTAGTATATCTACACAAGAAACAACATCATTATATTCTTCAGAAGATAATAAAGTTTTTCCATTAGCTAAAATCATTAAATTATAATATTCTTCACAATTTTCTTTAATAACTTTAACTCGTGTTTCTGGTCTCCAATTAGGCTGGAATTTACATTCATCAATAGCTTGCACAAAAACATCTGTATGAATTTTATTCCAAGGTGCTTTTCCTTCTGTAATACCAAAAATTGTTTTAACTACTTTTATTTCGCTATCTTTAATATCAGGAAAACAAGCTACTATAAATCTATTATTAAATTCAGTTTCACCGTCAGTTAATAATGTATCCAAAGCAGAGCCCCACCTTAAAGAAGGCGTATCTAATTTATCATACAAAGAATCTAGTTTATCAAATCCTTCTCGTCTAAATCTAGATAAAGTACTATAACTATATGCTGATAGAGCCCTATATTCTTCTTCTGATATGTCTAAAGAAATATTTTTTAAACTTTTTTTCATCAATACAAATCGTTTAAATCATAGTCAAACTCTTCATAATATTCGGCATCATCGTCTTCCAAATCGCCAGCATTTAACTTAAAAGATTCTCCATAAACCGTAAGAATATAGTCATCAATTTTAACTGCTAATTCTTCAATAGCATCTACATTAAGAATTTTATATTCTTCTTTAGGATTTTCAGAATTTAAATTCTTTGTAATCTTATACAAAGCAGAATCTACTAGTTCTTGTAATTTCCTAAATTCTCGTTTAGTAAGAAATTCTTTAGCTAATTTAGAATCTTTAAAAGGAAGATGTTTAATATTATCTTCAATAAATTCTAGATTACTTTTTGGATTGCTCATATTGTTCAAATTGTTTAAGAGATTCTACTAAATCTTTTTTACTGTATACTTCCATAAAATATTTATTAGGTAAGCCATCAATTTCATTTAAAAATAACTTTCTTTTTATAGGATAGCTATCATTAAGATGTCCTTTGCATTCTATAAAAAGAATAGAATTACCATACTTTACTTCAAAATCAGGAGTATAAGTAATTGCAATAATTTTTTTATTCTCTCCGTTTTGATTAGTATATGGTACTCCTTTACACCAAAAAGGTTTTGAAAGTTTAAATCCCTCTTGAAGAATAAACTTTGTTTTTTCATAAAGAGGGTTTAAACCTTTTTCTTTTAGTGCTTTATAAATAGTTACTTCTAGTTTACTTTTGAATTTTATACCATCATATTCTGTAGAAGTTGCATTTTTAACTTTCTTGTTCATCTTGAATAATATTCCTATCTATGATACAATTCTTAGCAATCTCAAGAAGATTATCAGTAATTCTATCTTTAGTAATACCTGGAATTTTTGGGATTTCGAGTTTATAAGTAACAGAACTTTCAGTACCCATTATACCTTCATAGATTACTTTAGGCACATATTCACAATCAAATCCATCTTTAGCATCGTAAGGAATTACATTTCCATAGGCATCGAACTTGCAGAAGTCAATAGGTAGATATGCACAACTTCTCATTTTACCATAATGGTCAGCATGAGGCAAACTAACTACATCTGCTGGATTAACTAAAATAGTTAATCCTATTGTTCCACAATAATTATGTTTCAACCAATCTTTCGAGCCACAATGAAGTCCTGTTGAACAAAGTTCGTTGTTATCAGCACAACATTTTTCTCTAGGCATGCTGACTACTTCACCAATTTTAATTTTAAATGTATGAGTATGATTATCTGTATATACTCCTTCTGTATTTGTAGGATTTACATTTCTATAAGCAATAAAGAAACCATGTTTAGATACTACTAAACCATTTCTTTGTAAGAACCACCAAAGATTTTTTCGACATTCTTCATTTGGATTTAATGAAAGTAAAGTCCAGAAATTTCTATAAGTCTCTATTCTAAGAGTATCATTACTATCTTCAGCATCAAGAATGCTCAATGCAAGCTCTTTAGGTACTGATAGCTCTGATACTATTGGGAAATAAATAGCATCATTTCTCCACTCAAGCAAATTAGACTTACGAACTCTTTCTTCAAGTTCTTCAATAATTCTAACTTCTTGTTTAAATTCTGCAATCTTAGGATGAAATATTTCGAGAATATCATCATCAGATTCAGCATTAACTATAGTATTAAACTCTTCATCTGTTACATTAGTTTTTTGATAAGTATCACCAGAATCAAGAGTTACAATAACTAAGTCATCAATTTTAATTATTTTTCGCATAAAGCTTTAAGTAATTTATTATTTTTAATCTTTTTATACCAGTCATAACTTATTTTATAGAGCTTGTTTTTCATTATTAAATAAGTAAGCAGTTCTTCTGAATCAATGTCTTTAATTTCTAAAGATTCTCTATATTCTTCATAAGCTTTCCAATTAGCTATAATAGTATTACAAAGATTTGTTAAATCTTCGTCTATAGGACAATTATCTTTGGCATAACTAGTAACACAGTAACTAAATTCATCTCTTCTTGTGCAAGCCTTGTATATAACATCTTTAAATTCTTGTGGTAACGATTTTATAAATATTCTAGAAAAATCACTTACATGATAATAAAAATCAGTTTTTATAAAAGTGTTATGTTCTATAAGTCTTTTATTCTTTTTAATATTATCCTCTGTTATTTTACAAGTAAGTTGTTCTTTATTTAATAAATCTACAACCTTTTTATTTGCTCCTATAGTAATGTATCCTAATCTTGATGCTACATTGCCAATACCCATAGCATCTAAATTTCTAATTAAGACTCCTTTCTTAAACTTTTTTATAGCTTTTATAGCACTAGCATAATTAGTATAATTATACTTAGTTGGCCTATATCCACCATCTCTGTAAATAGTAAGTATCACACTTTCATTTAAAGTAATTCTGTTTTCCTTAGTTTCTTTTTTAAGATTTTCTTTAAATGCTATAAAATCAGGATTATTGTCAAAATCTATTGTAAAAAATCTTGTTAATATAAAATTCCAAGTATTTTGTAATATAAACAACTCTTCATTAGTTATTTGATTGTTATAGCAATAACCATCTATATACATCTTTTTAAATGATTCAAAATCGTTGTTATTACAAATAACTAATTGTGAATAGTGTTCATTTAAATACGCTTTTATATATTTTGTTATTTTTTGAGATTCTGGCAACAATAAAACAGGTACTTTTGCATTTCTTGCTATTTGACTATAATGCCAAGTATAGTTATCTTTTTTCCAAGTATCATAATCTTTTATAGCCTTAATGTTTGGCAGAGAAGTTCTATAAAGTCTGCCTACTATATTGTGATTAACTACTTTACCACAAAAAGTCAAAGGAATATCATAATCTTGAATACTAAATACTGGGTACATTGATTTACTATAAGCCCTTTGGCGAGTATCAGAAATAAAATCGTAACTGAATTTTTCAACCTTTAAATCATAGTATTCGTAAGGGTTTTTAGTATCTGTTGGGATACTCTTTTTTAAGATATTACATATTTCTGCTTCAGCATCTTTAAGCCTCTGAACAATTAATTCAGCTGTTTTGCTGTTATAAATAATAGATTCTCTATTAGGAGTTACATTTAATTCTCCAATATTAAAATTAATAAGTACTCCAGAGTAAGATATACTATTATAAAAAGTCATTAATTCTGAAGGAATGTAATCTTTATCCAAAGGGTATGCAACATTACCAAGAAGAATTTTATCTTCTATTACAGTATTTGTAAAAGTAAAATGTTTGAATCTTTTTACTTTAAGAGTATTTATATCATTATAAATACCGTCTATATAAACGTTTGGAAAGAATACTAACTTCTTTATTGCAGATTCATATGCTATAATATTATTAATATTTTTTACTGTTACTTCTAATCCATTATGTTCATTTGTCGGTATTTCTGATACTAGATTAGTAGTAATGTTATTACCATCTTTAGTCATTATATAAAGTCTAGCAACACTATTATAATAAGATGTAATATATACTACTTTACTAACAGATAATGGTGATAAATGTCCTAGACCAAACGCTCCCAAATACGCATTACTATGCCTTTTGGTGCTGCTGCCTATTTTGCAATATAAATTTTCAAATTCTTCTTTAGACAATCCAGTACCATAATCTCTAATGGTTATATTGTATCCCATATTACCTCTTTTAATCCTAACTACTAGAGGAGTATCTGTATTGTTAGCAGCTACATGAGAATCCCAACCATTACTAACTATTTCTCTAATAAAAGATTCTTCAGGATTTGAATACAAATTACTACTCAACAATGTAGCAATAAAATCCAAATTCTCTATATCAATTGTTGTTTTGTATTCTGTTGTTTCTCCGATGGTTTGTTTTACACCACCTTCAGAATTAATTATCATAATTATGCGTTTTAGTTAATTAAAGCCTCGTATTCACTTTTACAAAGAATATGCTTCTTATACAACACTTCTACAAGTTTTCTACAGTTACAGTCGCAATGATTATTATTCTTAAAATTCTCGTAATCATTTACAACACTCTCCAATGTTGCAGTACTAAGATTAGTATAGTTAAATCCATACTTATTC